GTAGTAACCATTACACTTATATTAATCGTCAAAGCTATGGGTGGGCTGACAATTATGCCTATAGTCATAAAGGAGTTTCTACGCTTACTGTTATGGAAATTGCTGGCTAATGAAAACGGCACAAGAAGTTTCACCAGAACTACGAGTTGCTATAGAGTTAGAAGCACACGAAAAAGAATGTGCTGTACGTTATAAAGCAGTAGAAGATAAATTATCAGGTCTCGACAAAAGACTGTGGAGACTTGAAGCAATGATAATGGGATCAACGGTTATATTCGTTGGTTTAGCATCCTCTCTCTTAATGAAAATGTGAGGTTAATAAAATGATCGCGGAAACAATGGCAGGTATAGCACTAGTTAAAGGCGCGGTTGATGGTATTAAAAGTATGATCAATACTGCCAATGATGTTGGCGAGATAGCTGGCTATATAGATAAGCTGTTTGAGGGCGAGAAACAAGTACAACAACAAAGAAATAAAAAAGCATCAGGGCTTGACCAGTTCGGAGGAATTGGTGGTGTCGCTTCAGAAATTATAGATGCACGTATTGCAGCAGAAAAACTCAAGGAAGTAGCCTCATTGGTTGATATGCGATTTGGTCATGGAACATGGAAATCGATTGTTGATGAAAGAGCTAAAAGACTTAGAGAAGAAAAAGAACGAATAGCAGCTATTAAAAGAGCACAAAGAATAAAAGCACAAGAACGAGATGATTTAATAAAACAAGTTTTAATCGCTGTTAGTTGTATAATTGCAGTAATAGGAATAATTATAGCTATGGCAATATCAGTAGCCAAAGCAACATGAGGAGAAGGAAATGTTTGAAGTATTCGTATTGGTTTGTTTAGCATCAGACCCTAACACATGTTTTGAAATAGAAGACACAAGGGGTCCGTATGAAACAAGAAATCAATGTATAGCACGTTCAGAAGAAATGCGTGAATTTATAAATGAAATGCCTGATCATACACCCCAAGCATATAAGTGTGTACATAATGAAATAAAAACACCAGGAGTAGCAACATGATATCTGCATTGATAGGACCAGTAACAGGTCTTCTAGATAAATTCATTCCCGATGCTGACGAAAAAGCAAGGATTGCCCATGAACTTGCTACGATGGGAGAAAAACATGCTCAAGAAGCATTACTCGCTCAGTTAGAAATTAACAAAGCAGAAGCTGCTAGTGGTAGTGTATTCAAGGGCGGCTGGAGACCAGCAGTTGGGTGGGTCTGTGCGTCTGCTTTTGCCTACCATTTTGTTTTACAGCCCATCCTGCTCTTTGTAGTAGCCTTAACAGGCACTGAGCTACCTACCCTACCTGAGTTTGACATGAGTACGTTGTTGCCTGTTCTAGGCGGCATGTTGGGGATTGGCGGTTTACGTAGCTATGAAAAGAAACAGGGGCTAACAAAATGAATGTAGATAAATTAAGAGAAGAACTTAAAACTGACGAGGGTTGCAGGTATGAAATTTACTTGGATCACCTTGGCCTCCCTACACACGGTATTGGTCATCTCATTCTCGATAGCGATATGGAATACGGACAGGAAGTTGGCACACCAGTCTCAGAAGATAGAGTCAATGAGTGCTTCGCTAAAGATGTCGAAACGGTGTTATCGGAGTGCAAGACATTATATTCCAACTTCGAACTTTTGCCTGAAGAAGTCCAATTGATTATCGCTAATATGATGTTTAATATGGGTAGACCTCGGCTTAGTAAGTTTGTAGGGATGAGAGCAGCTGTAGACTCTGGTGATTGGCATAGGGCTGCAGTGGAAATGGTTGATAGTAAATGGTATCAACAAGTAACAAATCGTGCTGATCGGCTTGTACAAAGAATGAGAGCAATTAAATAGTATATACCCCTTATAGGAAAAATCTATTCGTATAAGAGGTAATAATATTATGAGAAATGTAGAATACGCTGGACCAGTCACATCTATTTCTGAAGAGATTGATGCAATGAAGTATCGTCAAGAGGGTGAGTCTTTTGATGACAAAGTAAAACGCATGGCAGGGGCACTTAATGATACCCCTGAGCATCAATTAGAACTAGAGGACATCTTTGGAAATATGAGATTTCTACCAGCAGGTAGAGTCCAAAATGCTATGGGCAGTAGGCGTATTACTACAGCATTTAATTGTTTTGTTAGTGGTGTTATTGAAGATAACATGAAGTCTATAATGAAACGTGCTGCAGAAGCTGCAGAAACAATGAGAAGAGGTGGTGGTATTGGTTATGACTTTAGTAGGTTAAGGCCAAAAGGAGACCACATTAACTCTCTTGACTCTAAATCTTCTGGACCTGTTAGCTTTATGGGAATCTTTGATGCAGTGTGTCAAACGATTGCTAGTTCTGGTCATAGACGAGGGGCACAAATGGGTGTCCTTAGGGTTGACCACCCTGACATACTTGATTTTATTAGAGCTAAACGTAACAGTGATAAGCTCACGGGTTTTAATATTTCCGTTGGAATCACAGATGCATTTATGGAATCTCTTGATGATGGTACGGAATATGATTTAATCTTTGACGGTGTTGTACGTGGAACTTTATCAGCCCAAATGGTATGGGATGAGATAATGAACTCGACCTGGGATTGGGCAGAGCCTGGGGTTCTGTTTATTGACCGTATACAAGAGATGAATAACTTATGGTACTGTGAAACAATAGAAAGCACCAATCCATGCGGCGAACAACCCTTGCCCCCGCAAGGTGCATGTTTATTAGGTTCCTTTAATTTAGTAAAGTACCTTGATGAAAGTGATGGTAACTATACATTTAATTTTACACAGTTTAAAAAAGACATTCCACATGTAGTACGTGCAATGGATAACATTATTGATCGTACTATATACCCGCTTAAAGAACAGTCTGATGAGGCTAAAGATAAAAGACGTATGGGACTAGGTGTTACTGCATTAGCTAACGCTGGTGAGCTTCTAGGATACCCTTACGCTTCTCCTGAGTTTCTTAACTGGACTGAAAAAGTCTTTGCTTGTTTAAGAGACAATTGTTATAAGGCATCTGCTTTGTTAGCAAAAGAAAAAGGTGCATTCTCTATGTATCGTCCAGAGTATTTAAAGTCTAACTTTGTACGTACATTACCTGCATCTGTTAAGAAGGAGATTAGAGAACATGGCATACGCAACAGCCACCTCACTAGTATTGCTCCTACTGGTACTATCAGCCTTGTGGCAGATAATGTCACTGGTGGCATAGAGCCTGTATTCAGCCATTACTATGATCGTACTATCCAGACATTTGAAGGACCCCGTGTTGAACGTGTAGAAGACTATGCATACGCTAGAGGGGTAGAAGGGAGGACATCATCTGATATTTCAGTTCAAGACCATTTAGCAGTATTGCTGTTGTCTCAACATTATATCGACTCAGCATGTTCTAAAACTTGTAATGTGGGGGAAGATGTGTCATATGAGGATTTTAAACAAGTGTATGTTGATGCCTGGAAGGGCGGGGCGAAGGGATGCACTACGTTCAGGATCAGTGGAAAACGATTTGGTATCTTCAACGAAACCGTGGAAACGGAAGAGAAGGTATCTGGCACGAATGAGGAGATGGTTGAAGAAGAGGGAAAGGTTGAAGCTTGCTTCATCGACCCGCTTACAGGCCAGAAAGAGTGCGCTTAGTAATTAATTAACGGAGGAGTAACATGGCAGAAGAAACAATTTCTGTTACCGATATCGCATCTCAAGGGGTTATCATTGATACTCCTCCTGTTGCTTTAGCACCAAATGTATTTACAAATGTACGTAACGTTAGATTTAAAGATGGTGCAGTTCGTAAGATATCAGGAGAGCTATTACTTAATAATATTGTAGAAGATCTTGTACCAGCAAATGAGTTGTTTGGTCAGGTTAGATACTTTGCAGTTTGGGAAAACCCTAACAAAGCACCACATGGTTGTTATTATATTTGGGTAGTAGATTATGTTCGTGCTGGTATTACTGTAGGCCAAAAGGTTTACATACAAGATCATACAGGGACAAAGAAAGATATTACACCTGCTAGTATGACTGATGGGTTTGCTTTCACAACACACGGTTGGCAACATACTTTATTTAGTGGTGGATTTTCTTTTATTATTAACAATGGAATTGATAAACCTCATTATATATTAGATGCTCCAGGAAATACTAATATAAATAATATTACTTTAGCAGAGCTTCCTGGATGGGATAGTTATAATGTACAACAAATAGTACATAGTGATACTTATTTAGCTGGTAATAGTACTGTATTCGATCTTGGTCAAAAAGTAGACTTTACTGCAAACGAAATTTTAGTAACAGGAACAGTTGCTAAGACAGCACAAGCGGGTAGTCCTGCAGGTTCTGGAACAGTTAATGGAACTAACTTTGTTCCTGGGGCATTACCAGGGACTATACCTACAGTAAGTGGTAATAATTTTCAAATATACACTGATACAAGTACTAATACAACAGTAATTATAATTGGAAATTTAACAGCTAATGATACACTTACAGCTACAATTAAATCTAGAAATCCTGTAAATGTACGAGCAGGTGTTGTTCAATCGTTTGGCGATTTGCTTGTTGCAGGTGATTTAACCGAAGTTGATTCTGTCACACCAACTACGATTATCCGTAGACTTTCTGGTGTTGTTAGATCATCAGATGTAGCAGTTCCTGGATCAGTTCCTAATAACTGGAATCCTTTTGCTGCTGGTGTTAGTACTGCTGACGAATTTACTTTGTCAGAAACTAATGTTATTCAAGAGATGAAATCGCTACAGGGTAATATGTATATTTATAGTTCAGATAGTATACACGTTATGCGTCTTACTGGTAATGCTTTAGCACCTGTATCGTTTGCACCTAACACCGATGAGTATGGATGTCTTACTACAGGAGCCGTAGTTGAATATGACGGTAAACATTTTGTAGTAGGGGCTAGTGATATTTACACATTTGCTGGAAACCCAGGAAATATACAATCATTATCTGGTAAAAGAGTTACTCAATACTTTTATAATAACTTAAACCCTATACATGAACGTCAACTGTTTACCCTTCAAAACCATCAAGAAGAAGAAATATGGGTGTGTTATCCTACACTAAACTCAACTGGAGGGGAATGTGATGAAGCTCTTATCTGGAATTATAGAGACAATACGTGGACTATCAGAGACCTTGATGCAGTTGCAGCTGGAGATGTGGGTCCAATTAAGGGTGGTGGTATACCGACTGCAACAATTGCCGCAACAGGTAATAGCGGTAATGCAGGATATACTAATCGCGGTAAAAAAGAAGTTCAAGCAGTAACAATTAATGGTGCTACACCAAGAGTTACAACAGGAACTAAAGCAATTAAAACAGTAGCTGTAGGAACATTTAGTAATTTTACTACTGATGTACTTGAGGTTGTAGATCTTGAAGTAACAGGAAACTCTGGACCTGTCACAGTTAATGCAGCAAGTGTACTTGCTTATCCATCTAGTGCTACTTTTACTTATGATAGAAATCAAACTACACATCTTGATGGTGGAGCTAGTGCTGTTATAAACGGTGATAGTACTATTGGTAATGTTAGTTTTCCAGCTGTTTCTATACTTGGTACAAATTATGCAAATGGTGCTACAATCACTATGACACAATTTGTAGCAGCAGTTCGGGATTATATTAATGCTGATAATGCACTATCAGATTTTACAGCTACAGCATCTTCGAATGTTCTTACATTAACTTCAGATGTTCCTGGACCTCGTGTATTTAGTACTTCTACTTTTGCAATTTCAGGAGGATCAACAACTAATATAACCCCAAGTTCTACAGTTACAGGTGTGGGTGTGTATGGAATCACTTCATCACTTAGCCCTGCTATTTCAATGACAATAACGGCTCCTGCCGTAAGTGGGGTACAAGGTGCGATTAATGAGACAATCACTCTCGCAAAAGGTCTTACGGCTCAAACAGCGATTAGAGATGATATCATTACTAAGTTGTCTGCTCTTGCTGTCTTTAATGGTTCTGCTACTGCTATTTACGGTGTTGCAGCTAATGGTAATAATGTAAGGTTTACTTCTGTTAATGGGGGAAATCACAGTGCTTTAAGTATTGCATTTGCAACTAGCTATGGTGGTACTGCTTATACTGAAACTACTTTTGGTGGTAACTTATCAGAATTAACTACAGTAGTAACTCCAGGTGTAAATAATAACATACCACAGCCTGTACTCACAGTAACCTTTCCAGACTCTACAACAAGCTCTACAGTTCTTAGTGGTACTCAGACAAGGGCAACAGTTGTAACAGCTGTCAGTGGGCTTATAAACGCCAATAGTGCGTGGTCTACAACTACAGGTACGGGTCTTGTAACAGCAACCTCTGCTACAGTAGGTGTAATATCTAATAACTTTAGTGTTGCAGTAACAAGTACAGGGTCATTACCTTCAGGTTTTAGTAACAGTACTTTTACAGGTGCTCAAACAACAGCAGGTGTAGCAGCACACACAACAACGGATCGTGTAACTCTTACACCACCTTTAGGTAATCCGATTACAATAAACTTTGATAATACAAGTACCTACCCCGCTTACAATCCAGGCACTCAAAACACAGCTGAAGTTACTGCCATAGAGATAGCTACAGCTTTGCAAGCAGCATGGACAGATACAACTCATTTTACTGTAACTCGTTCTAATGCTGTGTTAACTTTTACAGCTGTAGATAGAAAAGCTATTACAGGAGCATTTGCTTACACAGTAGTTAATGGAACTACAAGAACAGGAACACTAGTGTCTCCTCTTATTGCTAATTCAGTATCAGGAAACATTGCAGTTACTGATGGTGTAGATCCTATCTATGCAAAAATGACAAGGGTTACGATTACAATTAACACAACAAGTGGTAGTAGTGTAATCTTTGATAGGCATTATGGTGAAGGCCCAGGAAGACTACTTGATCCTAATTTTACTGCAGCAGCTAATGATGATACTTATGGTGATACTAGCTTTACAAATAATACTGATTATCTTAATTTCTTTTATGATCCTAATAAAACTCAAAGTACAACAGAGTTAAATAAACCTAATGGAGAAGTTAAAACAATGCAAAGCGCATTACTAGCAGCTTTGGCAGAGATTAGTACTAACAATGCATTGATTGTAACACCTGATAGTACATCAGCACCTACAAGTATTGTAATTAGTCCTAGTCAGTTTAGTTCTACAGCTAACTATGTTACTGCGTTTAGCCCCGCTACTCAAGTAGTAGCAGCTAGTGTTGCTCCAACAACAACAGCACTAACTAATGCAGCTGAAGGAACCTTAGTAGCAGCTAGTAGTCCAACCCAAAGCACTACAGGAACATCTATTAGTACTACGTTTGATATTGTAAGGCCGTGGTCAAGCAGTCAAACTAACCCTAATAAAATATTTCCTATCTTTGCAGAAAGCGGATACACATCTGGTACATTGTTTAATCGTATCAGGTCGGCTGATCTAGGTTTTGATTTTGGTGGTACACCATACATATCTTATGCAGAGCGAGAACAACTTTCTATCTCGCCTAACTTTGATACAGAAACATTAAGCAGCATTGCTTTGTGGGCTGATGGTGGTACAATTGCAACTGTAGGTGGAGAACCCCAAAGGGCAACTTTACAAATACGTGCAAGGTCTACTAATAATCCTGGAGAATTAGCTTACTTAACGACACCAGAAGATAATACACAAACTGGTTCTAAGGCAAATAAGTTAACTGTAAATGATTTTACTGTTGCAGATTCTTACAAAACTGATGTTCGTATTACAGGCCGTTTCTTAAACTACAGAGTTGATGATGCGGCTGCAGATACTAGCAGTAGTTATTCAGGTACTAATACAAAGGCGTGGAACATATCTGGTATGCAACTAGGTGTTCTAAAAGGGGGTGTTAAATAATGTCAATTCAAAACCCTCCTATCACAGATCAATCAGCCTTAGACTTCACATTACTTGAAATGGTTAGATTGCTCAACGATCTTGAACAACAAAATATAAAGTTGATTAAAGATATTAGAGAGTCTACTAATTTTGCTGATTTACAATCAAAGGTAAACCAACAATGATAAAGACTATAGAGGACAATGATGTATTCGAAGCTATACAGCTTATGAATAAGTCAACTAAAGAAAACCTATACGGTGGATACGAAAGAAACGAAGCTGTATGGATTTCTTTTTTCTTAAAAATTGTAGCCAAACAAAAAGAAAACAATCCACATTATATTGCTATTGGTGAATATAAAGATAATAAACTTATAGGTTTTCTTTTAGGATCTACATATAATAGTTATTATAATAATATATGTACTATGGATGTTAAGGATTGTATTATGGATAAAGATGTAGCAACTCCTTTTACTGTAACTAAATTATTCAATGCAATGATTAGCCATGTAAAAAATCATGGTGGTTCACGATGGAGAGCAGACTCTATTCGAATGACAGAACATTCAGAAAACTATGTTAATTTATTGAAGTTAAAATACGGTGCAGAGACTTACTACTCAGCACATGGTATTATAAAGGAGAATGAAAATGGGTAGTGGTGGTGGAAAAAGTCAAACACAAGTATCAGGAATACCAGATTGGGCTAGACCTCAATTAGAAGAAGGTCTTAATATTAACCTAGAAAGACTTAGAAGTACACAAAAAGATCCTAATCAGTTAATTGCAGGTCTTAGTGAACCTCAACAACGTGCTTTGGCTTATAATTCACAATTAGGTGAACAAGCTGTTCGTGGCACAGGACTATATGATACCCAAGCAGCAGAAGAACGTGCTCTTAAAAACCTATGGGGTAAGGGAGTACATACTGCTTATACTGGTGGATCATTAGGATCTGCACGTAGTCAAGCAGCAATGCAAGGTGCTTTAGCAGATCGTGCTGGTCAATACCAATCAGACCGACAGGCTATGGCTAATATGGGTGCTGATATGATTGGACAAGCTGGTACTACCTTACAGCAACAAGAGCAAAAAGAAAGAGAAGCTAAGGATACATCCTTGGCTAACTTCTTTCAGAACCTTGCTGGTGCTGGTACAGAAACCAAAACCACAACTAGTGGAGGAAAATAATGGCAGTTCAACTTGCACAATCTGTAGCTAATGCTAGACGTAAAATCCGTCAACATCAACATGCTCCTGTTCGTCCTCAAGATCCAACACTTAAAGAACAAGCAATGGGTGTAGGTAAAAGAGTTGCTATGGAAAAAGCTCAAGATGTTGCTTCTCCGCATATAGAATCTATATGGACCTCATTTAAGGATAAGGTAAATCCTTATATTACAAAAGGTGTTGATGGTGTTAAGGCTGCATTTACTAGCCCACCCCCTGTTTCAACTATGTCTGAAGTAGCTACTCCTCTAATACAATCTGGTGTTGATGGACCTCTCGCAAACGCTGTAGCAAAAGAAACAATTGCAAAACAAGCAGCCAGTCAAGCTGCTACAGGTGCAGCGGGTAGTGGTGCTATGGCAAGCCTTGGTGCTGCCGCACCGTGGTTACTTGGTGGTTACTTTGGTGGTAAAGCACTTGGTCTGTTTAACAAAGGTGGGCATGTAAAAGGACCATTATCATTAAACCTATCTACAGGTGGACCAATTTCTAAAGTAAAATATAAACAAGGCGGTGGCCCTATAAATGAAGAGATTGAAATTTCTTATGGTGGACCATTATCCAATAAAGGAGCTTAAGTATGTCAACAATTCCTTATCAGCCAACATATCAGTTGCAGCCTAAGTATGGTTTTAGATATGGCCCTTCAAACTTTGGACAACCAACACAGCCTATAAATCAACCACCCCCTCTTGGATTACAGGGTAGCGGTGCTACACCTCCCCCAGTTATGGGTACAGGTTCTGGCGGTATTCAACCTCAGTTTGCTAATGACCCTTTTGGTGGTGGTGATAATCAAGCTGAAAATGACAGACTTCAAGCTAATAATCAAGAAAGAATAAACATGGCACAATCTCTTGGTTATCCTCAAGGTAAAGGAAACCCTTTTGGTTTCTTTAATGCTCTTGTACCTGGAGGCCTTTTTAGTGATCCTAACAAAGGTGAAAAATACACTTATGGTAATCCAGGGACACATAGCAACCGAGGAATGGTTTTTGATGACAAAGGTCGTGGATGGGATCCAATATCAGGCAGGGGTGGTCACAGCTATAACTCGCCATCTGCTTGGGGATCTAATTGGTTAGGTGTAGGAACTGAAGGTGGTATGTTCGGTCCTGAAAGTAGCTATGGAAAACTAAGAGCACATGGTGAAGATCCTATTAGTTCCTTACTTGGAAGCTACGATAATTCTATCTATAGTCACATGGATCAAAATCCAGGGTTAACAAAATTCGGTGCAAGGCAGTCTCGTAGAATGGGGGCTAACTCTCCTATTAAGAATTTTGCTAATATTCTTACACAGAATACTCTTAATGCTAGTACAGATGAGTTTGGTAATTTACCAACTGGTCCTGTATGGGGTACAAACCCTGGGGATTATGTACAATCAGATCAAGGTCCGTTAATGGTTGATGAACACGGTCAGATGAAAGGACCAAACGGTACAACAGTAATGCTAGATGGTGTTAGTTTTGTTAATGCTGATATTACTAAACCAGAAACACTTAATAGAGAACAACGGGTAGCCTTAGCAGAACGTACTAGTGCTACCCCTAATACAATAGCTGGATGGCATAGTGGAAATCAAAGAGGTACTTGTTTTCCTGAGGGAACTCAAATCTCTATGGCTGATAACACAACAAAGAATATCGAAGATATCCAAGTTGGTGATAAAGTGTTGGCCTTTGGTGAAGACAGTAAGATTGTTGAAGATGAAGTCACTAAAGTACATTCACACACCTTCACAGATTGTTGTTCAGATTCTCTTGTTAAAGTCACACTGTCAAATGATAAAGAATTTGTTGTTACATCTAATCATCCGTTCTATATGCCTGAGCATAATGCATTCAAATGGATTGGTCTGTTTGAAAAAGGTGAACTAGTAATGACTAAAGATGGGATGATGTATCCTGTGTCTTCTATTGAAACCTTAGATAGTAATGAACAAACAGTATATAACTTTGAAGTCAAAGACACACATACTTATATTGCGGAAGACCTCAGGGTTCACAACGGTAGTGGTTCAGAAGGTGAAGAAGGTGATACTGAGTCTACTTATAAGCCTAGCACGATGCCAGCAATCATTGATGATGATATGTGGGATGAAGAATTCTCTGGTAATTATGGCACATCATCAAGCGTAGGTGATATGTTGGGTGAAAATGTAAACACACCAATGTCTACGCCTGATGTTGATGATATGTGGGATGAAGAGTTCTCTGGTAATTATGGCACAACATCAACAGATCCATCACCATTTTCTAAAGGTGGTGCAGATACACCTATTACTGATCTAACATCAGGAATACATTTTGAAGAACCAAGAACTGATCCAAACTTAGCTGACATGTTAGGTGAAAATGTAAACACACAGATGTCAGGACCTTTATCAGGCTTTAATAATACGGTAAAATAAAAGGAGAGTTACATGAAACTGAAAAGTTTTACAAACAAAGACAGGCATGGGAACATGACCTCCTTTGAGTTTTACGAAGGATCTGATGTTGATATGGGACCAATCCCTCCTATGATGGAAGGTGTCCCCGATCATCCAGGAGATCCCAAGGGAACTGACACAGTACCTGCATGGTTAACTCCTGGTGAGTTTGTAATGAATACTGAAGCTACTCGTATATTTGAGCCACAGATAGAGCAGATGAACAATGTTGGTCGTGCTATTCAAGCACAACAAGGGGGTACAATCCCTGAGTACGCTGCACATGGTGGTCCTGTGTATATGAACCAAGGCGGTAGTTGGTTGGATAGTTTACTAGGGATGTTCTCTGGATCCCGACCTGATGCATCTAACAGAGGTTTTCCAACAAACAACACAAGGTTTAAAACATTAAACGATATACCAAAGAGTCCTACAAGACCAGACCCACTTATGTCTAATAAGATATACATGGATCTACTTAAAGATAAAGAAGGGTTTCGCAATGAAGCCTATCTAGACTCTGCAGGTGTACCGACAATCGGTTACGGGTTTACTAAGGGTGTTAAGATGGGTGACACCATGACTGAAGAAGAGGCTAACGCTAGGCTTCTTGAAGAAATGGCAGTTACTGATCGTGATTATAATAATCTGGTCACAGCTGATCTTAATTCCAATCAAGAAGCTGCTGTTAAGTCACTACTGTATAACATTGGTGGTCCACAGTTTGCTAATAGTAAAGCTCGTGCTGCTCTTAATTCAGGTGACTTTGAAACTTTCCAAAAGGAAGCTGCAGAGTTTCGTATGGCTGATGGTAAAGTAGTTCCAGGATTAGAAAACCGTAGACGGGATGAAATAGAATTATTTAACACACCTCCTAGAACAGCTAAAGAAATCTTTAATGAAAGGATTCCTGCTCTTCAAGGAAAGGTCAATGAAAGAACTGCTGCAGAAGAATTCTCTGGTACTGGTACTGCACCTAGAACAGCGCAAGAAATCTTTGATGAAAGAATCCCTGCACTAAGGGATAAAATAGATGAAAGAAATCTATCTATACCTGATGAGCTTAGTGGTCCAGAGATGGGTCGTGGTCGAACAGCACAAGAAGTGTTTGACAGTAGAGTTCCTGCATTACAAAGTAGAGTAAATGACAGAACTGCTGCAGAAGAATTCTCTGGTACTGGTACTGCACCTAGAACAGCAGAAGAAATCTTTAATGAAAGGATTCCTGCATTGCAATCTAAGGTAGCTGAAGGAAACTTATCTATACCTGACGAACTCAGTGGCCCAGAGATGGGTCGTAGACGGACACGAAAAGAAATCTTTGACAGTAGAGTTCCTGCATTACAGAACATGGCTAATCCAGAAGCTGACGAGATGCTACAAGCTAGTGAGTTTGAAGGGTTAGGTGGTGTTCCACCAATGGATGATACTCCGATTGATTTCAGCCAATACTCAGATGGTCCTTTTGGTCCTAGAGTTCCTGATGCAATTGGCCCACGTAGTGAAGATCAACAAATCAGAGATGAAGTGTTGCTTAGAAAACCTGAGATTAAAGAACCAAGTTCTAATATGACTGTAGGTGAATTGTTTTCAGCTGCATCTAATATTGATCCTGTCACTGGTGAACCAAAGGTTGATGCAGGTCAAGATAATACTTATCGTGGAGTAGGAATACCTCAAAACCGAAAAGAAGCTGACGCTCTTGCAGAAGAAGTAGATTCAACAGCCCTTAAAGCTGCACAAGAAAAAGCAGATAAGGCTAACTCTGAATTGGAAAAAGCAACAAAAGAACTAGAAGCTAAACAAGCTAATGGCACAGCAACTATTGATGATGTTAATAGTCATAAATCTCTTGTAGAAAAAGCCAATGCTGCTAATTCTGATCTTGAAGCCACTGTTAAAAGTAATGAAAAAGGTGCAGCTAATAGAAAAGCAGCTTCAGATGAGGAAGCCAATACTGTTTCGTCTTATGATCCTAAAAACCCTACTGTTCCTAAAACAGGTGAGCCTCCTAAATCTGATGCAGATGAAGAAGGTGATTCTATAAAAGAATCTAAAGTGTTTGAAGTTGAAGAAATTATTAATGATAATGAAAACACTCCAGACGATAATACTGTTACTGGAAAAAGAACACCAGATGAAGTTGAAAAGAAGGGTGGAGAAGCACCCCCAGAAGACATTAACAAAGCAAAGGGTTTCTTCCAAAGCATACTCGGAGATCTTTTCGATGAGGGTGAGCTTCAACGAATGGCTATCATGTATGTTGGTGGTCGTATGTTAGGTGGTTCTCATAATGGATCTCTTAATTATGCTGCTAAACAATATGTTAAGCGTGTTGATTCTAAAGCTTCTGAGCATAATAAGTTTGTTAAAAGTTTAATAAAAGATGGTACTTATAAGGCATCGTCTATTTCTAAGTATAAGAAAACTAAAAACTTATCAGATCTTGAAAAGAAAGATGCTACGTATGCACCAACTGGTGGTGTTCCTGTAACTAAAATGGTTCCTCAATTTAATAAAAAGGGAGACATTATAAGGTACACTAAGGAAACACTAGTACCTGTAAAAAGTAGTGCAGATAAGGGAACTTATTATCAAACCGCTTCTGGTTCAGTAATACATCCATCTAGGTTTGCTAACCTTCCAGATTATCGTAAAGAACTTGATGGTGAATCTGAAGAATATAAACAAAGGCGTAGCAGAATCCTTGGCGATATGAAAAGCTACTTCGAAGAAATCAGAGATGGTTCACCTGATAACTACACAGAAGAAGATGGTAAAAGAACATACCGTGTAGGTGTTGGCCCTGAGAGAGCAGCATTATTTTATTATGATTGGGCTAAGAAACAAGGAGTTGATCCAGACTCTACAGCTGGTCGTAAGGTTATGACTCAAGCATATGAAAATATGGTTATGGAGGCTAAATCTGAAGGTATTAAATTTACACCTAATGATTTTACTAGGTATCTAGAAGCTCAACAGTTAAGGGAAACTACTGGTGCTCCAGAACTATTCATAACTAATATGGATAAAGTAAAGGATAAGAAAGCAGTTCCAGAGTATGTACGTGCAGATAAAATGGATTTGCTGTACCAAAACCTTGATACTGTTATTAGTAAAATCCCTGGATCTTCTACAAGGCGTGATGATATTATAGGTATAGCTATTAAAAAATGGAATAGCTTAGATAAAACTGATGATGGTCGTGCGCTAAAGAAAAAGTATGAAAACAGTGCTGAAAAGAGTGCTGGTGAATCTGGATTTTATAAGTACATGATGGATACAGCCCAGGCATTACATACTGAAATTAACAAACCTAAAGAATAAGGAGTATTACCATGCTTGATGTGTCGGATTATAGTAACATCCTTAGTGGTGAAGCAAACCAATTAAAAGGTGCTAAAAATAAAACTACATTTTTGGATGCAGATACTGTCCGTGAAGAAGGTAACGACTTAGATGTACGTCTTGGGGGTATTGATGCCCCTGAGACTTACAAATCATGGCAAGGTTTAAAAGCCTCACAAGAAGTGGGAGCTACTCAAACTTCTGAACAAGTTCAAGCTTTGGCTAACCAACTTGGATATACTGAAATTCGTAGACGATGGAACCCAGATGGTACTCCAGAAATGGATGCTACTGGAACTCGTCAAATGGGTGATCTTGTTCATCCAGAAACTGGTAAATCTTTTTCTCGTGAGCTTGCTATTAATGGTGTCGTAGATATTGCTAATGGGTTTGACCCTGGTAATGTACTACGGGGGTCTAGGAATTATCAAGAATTTTTAAGAGGTCCTAGAGCAGATCAAACTTCTGCTGATTACCAACCTGGCGCATTTGATAAAGCTCGTATGATGATACAAGAAGGTATCAGAGAAGAGCAAAGGTTTGCCCAACAGTTTAAAAGAGCACAAAGATTCTCTGGCGAGATCGGTATGCTTGATGAACAAATTAAAACAGTCGAAGATGGCCTAGCTGAAATGAGAGAGAATGGAGAACAGCCTACAGATCAAGATCTTGTGGGCCTCCATATGCTTAAGCAACAAAGAGATGCTATTGATAAAAATGCTAGACCAGATATTGATTATTTTGATAGGGATGATGTGTCTGGTCGTGCTAATAATCCTATGACTGTTGCTTGGGAAACTGGATGGAACAGTGTGGCTCAATCCGCTTATGCTCTTGCAGATATGCTTGGAGAAAAATTAGATTGGGAAGCTGCAGAAGACTTTGGTGAAGCAGGTATGGAACGTGCTCGTACCCGTATGGGTGAGAACGGAAAGATCATTACAGACTACAAAGATGTAGATGGATTCCTAACAGCCGTTGAGTTCTTAGGAACCAACGCTGCAATGTCCATACCATACATGGCTGCATCTGGTGGTGCTGCTTTGCTTTCAGGGGTTACTGGAGGTGCTAGTATTCTTTTACCCGTGTCTATGTATACTGGAAACACATGGGCAGAGATGGAGGGTGATAATAAAAGTGCAACTGTTGCAATTGCAGCAGGTACAATTCAAGCTGTTTTAGATAGGATTGGTATTAATCTTATATTTAAACGAGGCATTACACCTAAGTCTATGTACACTCAAGCCCTTAAAAAGATGACTGCTGACGTTGCAAAAGGAGGAAAAGGATTAAGTAAAGAAGTTGCTGAAAAATTACTTCTTACAGCAACACGTAAAGAGTTAGCAAAACTTTCTGGTGATGCAGCTAAGGTAGCTCGTCAACAGATCACAGCCAAGGCTATCTTTAGGGACCTTGCAACACGAGGGTTAATCGGTGGTGTTGGTGAGGGTTCAACAGAAGCTATGCAAGAAGCCACTGCATACCTCGGAGCAACCCTTGGTTCTGATAAGGTCTTTGACTATAACGAACTTAACAATCGGATTGTTCAGGCTGCAGTAGCTGGTACTGCTTTAGGTACTACCTTTGCAGTTCCTGGGGCAGCAGTTAATGCTGGTGCTTGGGCTGATGTAGCAGTACGTCAGTTACCTGCAGAAGCTAAACGTCTTTCTGAAGAGGGAGCACAAGCTGAAGCAGAGCGTACTCGGAACGGTCAGATAGCTTATAATAAAGCTTATAAAAAGGCCAAAGGTGCAGAAGAATATAGAAGAGCTAAAGATGAAGGGTATGATCCATCTAGTCCTAATAGGTTTATTGCTGGAAGTTTAGACTATTATATAGCACAAGACATAGATAGGATTGCTAAAGAAGCAGGTGAAAAAGCAAGATCAGACCCTGCAAACTCTCGTGTAACATCTAATGAAGAAAACATTGCAGAGATTAAAAAAGAATTAGATGAAAAAAAGAAACAAAATACAAACTTTGCTCCGACAGATATTGACTTAAGAGGAGAAGCAGATAAAAAGAGACTCAAGGATAGAACCATTGGTGAGACAATTGGTGACATGTTTGCGTCTGCTCCAGCCCTTTGGAGAAGATCTATCGATTATATAATACCTGCTGAAGTTAAGAGGATGTCTTCATCAGCTAGAAAGCTAGCAGCAAGTCTTGGTGGTGGTCTTCAAAAAGTATTTAGCGGTGCTGATTTTGAAATGGCTAAACGTGATCGTGTTTCTATATACAGGAACATGTTACAAAACCCTGATGATTTTTATAACATCATGGGAAATGGTAGAGTGTTAAGTCAAAAGGAAATAGATACTCTTAGTGATGATATTTATAAACGACTTCAAGCAGCCGTAGATAGTGATGGTAATTATGATCCTAATCTTTTAGATACAACAAGTCTTAATAAATTACAAGCTGATGCTATAAAAGCACTTGCTGTACAAATGAATCAAACAGCAGATGCTATGTATAACGATCAAGTAAAAGCTGGTGGAGATCTTGGAAAACGTAAAAACTACCTTCATAGATATAAGACTCTAGATAAAGTTGCTGTTCAAAAAAACCGTAATGAGTTTGAGGCTTTGTTAGTTGCTACCTATCCAAAAATTACTCCATCAATTGCTAAACAATTGGTTGATCAGATATTATATTCGGATACTATTAGCGATATAGAAGAAGCAGGAGCAGCTGTTGGTGTTGATTTAAACACTGGGTTTGATGTCACCAAAGGTGGTATTGTTCCTGGATCTCACAGAGCCAACACTCTTGGGATGTCTGAAAAGAAAGGCGCTGATGGTAAATTTGTATTTGAAAAGTTTATGCAGCGGGATATCTATAAGAACATACAACACTCTATTAAATCTGCTGCTAGGTTTACAGCACATAGAGATTACATTGGTAAGAATGGTGAGATAATTGCTTACTATTTAGACAAGATGCAAGCTGAAGGTGTACCTGCAGAAGAAGTAAATAAAATTGCTGTTGGTTTAAGAAACTATCTTAATGCTGAATCTGGAAACTATAAACGTCCGACATCCGACATGGGTAAGATGCTTATGGGTATCCAGAAAAACCTTATGTTCCTTACAACTATTGGAACACTAGGCATGGCTGCTGTGTCATCTCTTCCAGAACTTGCATTGTCTTCTCGTGCTTTAACTGCAGAACAAATCTTTAAAAGGAAAGGAAAAGATTCTGATAAAACAAGTCTTCAATCCTTTGGTCAAGAACTAGCTAAGGCTATAAGTTCTGGTATAAAAGAAACTGGTTCTGTTATAACACGTAGAGAAGAGAAGCTAGGAAATATAGATCCTTCTACAGGTTTACCTATAGCAAGTAGATCTAGGGGTCAAGCTTGGAGAAAAGAATTAGGATATGATGCATGGGAACTAGGTGCTGCTACAGTTACTGGTGTTTCAGAAATGAACCCATCACATCAAAGGTTCTATGAAATATTCTTTAAGGCTACTGGGCTAACTGGTTTTACTAACATGACCAGATCTATGAGAGCATCAATATCAGCTGATTATATTTTCGATCATATTAATATTGTTACTGACCAAAGAACAAGTGGTGATCCTAAAACTAATGAGGTTCAAGAATCAGAAGAAGCCTTACGAAACATTGGAATAAATGTCGATGACGCAGTAAGGATACAAATAGAATCTAGAAACAGAGAAGCTACTGGTATTGATGAGAGAACAGATGCACAAATAAAAGCTGATGAAGATTTAATGATGAGCAACTTAAGAATAGGCTCTATGAATTTTATCGATGATGCTGTAGCACTACCAGGAATAGCCAACAGGCCATTGATTTATCAAGACCCAAGGTTCTTCTTGTTCACACAGTTTCAAGGATTCATTGCAACATTCACAGCAAACCATATCCCTAAACTATGGGGTGAATATGTCAAACGTGGTACTCCATCAATGAAGTACAATGCATTTGCTCTAATGTGTACTATGATAATGATGGGCTTTGCCTCTCAGTATCTAAAGGATCTTATTAAGTATGGTGGGTTAGACGAAGATGAGTACAAGACAGGTAAGAACCCACACCTAGAAACCGAAGAGTATATCCAACGTGGTATACGATCATCAGGTTTACTTGGTGTTGGTGAGCGTGTGCTTGATCAGTTCTTCCCCATATATGAACAACGTTCTGGTAATGCTGGAGAATGGATATGGAATACGACAACAGGTGAAGCACCCGCTACTGGTACACTAAAACGTATTGGTAGAGCAATGGGTAAAACAGCAACAGGAGACTTTGCTGGTGGTGCACAAGAAGGTAGTAGGTTGATACCTGCCCTTGGTGTTACTGGTGGATTCTCAAGGGTTGGAGATTTCATACCAGAATCTTGGAATTATAAAGGAGAATAATATGGCAAGTAAGTCTAATGTATCAGGTTTAGACACTGGTAACGTACTGCCTTCAGATCAATTAGAGTTAGCTTTAGGATTTGAAGAGGTGTTAGCGGGGAATACAGCCTCGTCAGCAGCCTCTGAAGATCCTGAGGGTACTACCCCACAAGGAGACCCTGTAACGCCTGTTACAAAAGATCCTGTGGAGGACTCTCCAGAAGCCGTGGACTCTTCGGTTGTCAGATTAGATGACTTTGCAAGCGATGCAGTTGATGTACAACAGGATGAAGCTGCACAAGCGCAGTACGATACTGGTCAAAGCATAGCTGAATATGATGAAGTGTTTGGTCCTCCGAATCCTAATGAAACAATACCCCCTATGACTCAAACATCAAGGGGTACTCAACCACAAGCGGGTACATATTGGGGATGGAATAAAGCTGCACGAGACCCTAATGCTGCTGGTTCTTCCAGTGCTATGCCAAATGGTGATATTGAAGGAAGGGCTGCAAGACTAGCCCAAGATGTTGAATCAGGTACTGTATACCTTGGAGGTACTACAGCTGCTGCATCCCAAGACAGTAATGTTAACTCTCTATTAAATAAAACCAACGCTCTTGATGGGGGAAGAGCATCCAATGATCCTAGAAAACCAAGGCTAACTCCGTTGTTTGCTAAGGTTTTAACATATGTAACTGAAGATGCTTTGTCTCAAACTGTCTTTGGTAGAAATCCAGATAATGAATTTGAAAACATGGATGAAGTTACAGATGATCAGCTATTAGGCGAGGGTGCTTTTTCTAAAGCTGATGGAAACCGTAGGCTTGGAAGGGAAATACACAGAGCACACCAAAGAATCCTTAATGAACAACAGCAAAAGCCTACTGATTCTTATACTGACCTTACTCCTGAAGAAGAATATTTGCTTGGGGATATGGCAAAAGAGTTGTACTATTACGGTATGAATAGACAGTATGGCGAAAATGTTTTTCTTAACAGGACAAGCCCAGATAATAACACTCAGGGTGATCAAGCAATGTTTGAAGTTACCGACACTGGTGCTTCTCTTCTTAGACAGGGTAATACCCTTCGTAAGAAATTTCTTCCTAAAGAACATGTTCGTCCTTTAAAAGCACCACCAATTGATGGAAGATTAGGTGGTGAAATAGGAAGAACTGTTCGTAATATTACTGCAAGAGTACACGTTAAGGGTGATGGTGTACATGCTAAAGAATTAAATGAGGCCATGAGAAACTATTCTCAAGTTGCCCATGTAGTTGACCCATTGCGTCTTAAGATTTTACTTTCTACTGCATTAGTAGCCTTAAGCTCTCCGTCTAACCCTTATAGGTCTATTAATTTTATCGGTGAAGATAAGATGAATGACTTTATTGCTAGGGAAAAGATTGCTGAAGCAAGAAATCATAGGATTATTCCTGATCCGCAAGACAGTATGGATGCAATTGAAAATGATTTGGCTCAATCTCTATACGGTATTTGTTTAGACCGTAAGGGTGCAAACTATCTCACGTTTTATCTTCAAGGAGCAACAGGTCGTATTGCTGTACAACAAACAAACTTTGATCCGACAACTAAGAAAGCTGTTCGATTTGTTACTCGTAGTGCTACCCCTACAAAAATTGTAAAAGGCTCTAGGTTTGAGAGAGCACTCCGACAGATGTACGCACAGGCTCTAGTTGAGGATGCAGATGCCTTGGTTCCTTCGGCTAGAGAAAAAGCTCTTCAAAAAAATGAAACGTTATTATACCAAAAGGGGGTAAAACTTCGGACTGCTTTGGAAGCAATTTCTAATGAGCAAGTTGAAAAAGTAGCCGATGCTATTGCTTCAGGTATGTCAATGCAAGATCCTAACTTTCCACAGATGCCAGCGTTAGCATTAGATCCTAATACTGATGCTGATCTTATAAAAGAAATTGAAAAGCAAGGTGATGATGGTCAAGCTTTTATTGATGGTCTTGTAGATTTCGCTAATTACAAAGACGCTATGGATGCAGGTAGACCATATCACACATACTTTAATGCATACATAGATGGTAAGACTAACGGCCTTGCTGCTAATGGAATGCAACTAGGTATTGAAGATATTGCTTATCGTACAGGTGTTCTTCGTAGCGGAGTTAGTGATTTCTTTCTTGATGAAAATAAAGATATTCGTGATGTTCTTGATGACACATTACAAACTCTTTTGGCAAAGGAAGAATTTGGACGATTCTCTAAAGATGATTTCTCTGAACTGTATGACATAGCAAAGTTTGTTTATTCAAATAGGGGACTAAACAAAACTACATCTATGACATTTGGTTATGGTAAGAATGTTGAAGGTTTTAAAAAAGACATCGAAGAGTTTATTATAAAAACAATGGTAGATGTTAATAGTTCTGACCCAAAGGTTAAGGCTCAAGCAGAAGAATTTAAAATACTTGTGGATGCATTTGAAACCAAAGTTGATGATTCTAAACCCGACCTTTTGGCATTGATGGAATCATCTACTGGAAGCTATGAAGACAATAAAAGAATCCAAGAGGCTCAAGAAGAAATATTATATTCTGCTCGTGATCAATTAGTTGACGCAATCCATTCTCATTATGATACCGCATTAAGAGAAGTCTTGGGTTTTGAAACCATGATGTCTCGTAATGTTATGAGGGGTGTTTCATTTGTACATGCTGTTACAAACAGTTTGTTTACTATTGATGGCCCGACTGGTTCCAAGCTTAACATGGGTGGTATGATGACCACTGGTGCTCAGGAAGGTGCTACACAATATAGGATCTTTGTTAATCAAAAAGGTAAGTTTAATATTTGGTATGGGTCTGGTGAAAATTCTGGACTTAGTAACCTTGCTCTTCGTCCTTTTAAGGATAAAGAAGGAAGGGTTTATCAAACAGTTGAACATGCTTATCAAACCCTTAAGTCTGGTAAGTTTGATGAGGAAACTTATAACAAGCCTTGGAAAGAAGGTGTAAAAATTAAGGGAAAGTTTCCTGTTAATAAAAAGATAAGCATTGGTCTTATGACTAAGCTTATACAAGCAAGTTTTGATCAGAACCCTGATGCTATGTCAGCGTTAAAAGAAACTCGTGGAAAAGAAATAACACATACTCAAGACGATACCATTTGGAAAACAGAGTTTCCTAGAATTCTTATGGAAGTAAGGGATAGTGGTTCTTCATTTTATCAAGCAAAAGCTTCTCCTAAAGCACAGGTGTACGGTGAAGAAGCTACGTCTGCATCTCCAAAGTTTAAAACTGATCCTGTAACAGGTAATCAAACAGAAGAAGTAGGCGGGACATCCTGGGGTGCTGCAATCCCCATCCCTGTCCAGTCAATTGATGCTGCAACAGTAGCAAGATTGGCTTCTAATAAGGGTGGATATTGGAGAAATATTAAAGTTAGATCTCAGAACCCACAGCAACAACCTTATGTGTTTCCTATTTACGATGCGTTTAAAATGGATGCTGCTTCATATGATGCTGTATTACATAATGTAAACAAAGCATGGATAGATATTAATTTCCAATGGTCTTATTTAAAACAAGCACAACTAGCTTTAGAACGGTTGTCAAAATCTTTAAATGAAAGATTTAAAAATCCGAATGAACCATTGATAGGAAACGATAGAGCTATGCTTGATTATTTGTTTTCAACTTACAGAAGTAAAAGTGGAAGGCAGATTTTGAATTTTAATAATAAACTAGGAGAGATTATGTATCCTCCACCTGAAGATTCATTTGCTGCTGTTAGATCTTTTCAAAGATATATGGTAAGTAAAGGGTTTAAAGGTTTTACTCGTGAAGGAACCCATGAAACAAAACACCCTTTGGTAATCCGACCTGATACACAACTAACAGTAGGAGATCTTAAGATATTTATAGAAGCTCTTAAAGAACATGCAGGGATTAATGACAATCTTTCTAGTCTTATAAGAGATACTGAAAAGAAAAAATCTGCGTTAAAGAAAAAGGTTATGGCTAATCTTAATAGTGATAACCCAGACTTGAGAATACTTCAGTATTACTCACACTAAAAAAAAATACCCCTACTAGAATCCAATTAAGGAAACTAGTAGGGGGTTTTTTATTTAAGCATACCGTTCTTAGCCAGTAGCTCTCGTATATCACGTTCAGCATTCTTTTTAATCTTGGCAGCTTCTTTAGGTTCCATACCTCTTTCAACTGCTTTATCATAGTTGTACTGTAACATGTCTTCATTGATCTTGTTGGAGTATGCAGAGTTAGGATCTAGTCCAAACTGTTCTACATATTCCATATCATCTACTCCTGCTCCACGTAGAGCTAAGTAGTTATATGATTTCTTATCGCTCATTTCTCTCTCCTTAGGCAAAGAAGTAATCAGATTCATGTATCTGTGTTACATCTAACGTGCCCAGTTCGGGTTGCTCTACGTCAAGGTTAGTTGCATCAGTGATGATGTTTTGTTGTATCAAGTCGTAGTAATTATCCTTATCGTACATTTCGATAAAGCTCTGCTTGGTCCTCGTTAAGAGTGCTTCGACATCACACGCATGGGTACTAAAGGAATCATGGACTGCTCCAAAGTCACCGTTCCATTCTTCAATAACCAAAGCCATATGACTTGCATCTTGACTATGGATATAGTTAGGGCTGACACCGCACATAAATCCGCGAATGTCTGGGGTCTTTGTAGGAACCCTTGCCACATGGTTAACTCCTTTGTGTCCTTTAGATTCAGTTTTATACCCACTTATAGTACCTCTACATTTACGTGTAGCTGTAGTGTAATTTGCGTAGATGACCTTGAACCCTGATGGTGTTACCCATGTGATCCTGTCTCTACCATTGCCGTGAATAAGCTCACTCTTATATGTCTTCATAAGTACAGTCAACCGATTAAGTTCTTCAATCTCTTCATCTGTTTTGTCCTTCTTTGTGTACAACTCTTTCTGATCCTTGACCAGTTGTTTGTATTCAGGACCAGCAGCGTTTCCGTTACTGTCGTACTTATGGTATTCACCTATTTCATATTGTGCTAATCTCTGCAGGTAGGCCATAGTATGTAGGGGGCCTGGACATACAAGATTGATTGCCTTAATCAATAATTTTGCCAGCTTATCACAGTCATCCTGTGTTATCCCATACTCTATGTGGAAGTCCTCCGCTTTACAATCAAAGAACATATTCTCAGAGATCTTTTTTGCACCTGCTGAGTATGCTCTAGTCATGCTACCACGTTTAGATATAGCTTTTCGTATATGTTTCATAGGCATCTTATCTAGGATGCCCTTGAGTCTCTCATCAGTAGTAAGATGATAGAGTTGTTTAGCAGTCTGTACATAGAAGTCATGTTGTATATCCACTGGTATCAGCCCTACAAGCTTCCCTGTCTGGATGTCCTTAGAGATAGCACCTAGATGCTGCCAACCATTGTTAGACCCGTCTATGGGCACTGGAAGGTGGCTTACGTGGATTCTATTATCCCTTACTGCTCGTTGGTAATCGCTCCATTCAAGACAACAGGCAAGGAAAGACACAGGTTTCTCAGCCATGTGTGTTACGAGAGACTTACCTCCCATCTGGATAATCACTTCCATGTTGTCATTAGTCCAGCGTACCCTGTCTTCAAGGGTAAACTTATCTACACTAATAGATTCCAACTTTTCTTTTTCCAAGTATCCTTTGTAGTCTGCTTCACACCACTCTGGTATTTCATCTAAGTTATAACTTTGATTAAAGCAAGTGGCTGTGTGTACAGCTAACCAGAAGAGTCCGTCTTCAGTCATGGGCTTTCCTCTAGCAAAGGTCATCATGCCTCTGGCTAGGTCAGACCCTTGGTAGTTTAGGAAGGACTCTGAATAGTACAACCTACCACGGTAATCTGCTTGCATGAACTGATAGAATACATCTTGATCATACAGTATCTTTGCCTTGGTAGTTATGAACCCCCACTCAACGAGTTTACTTCTTCGTTTCATTTCCTTTGCATCGTTGTCCTCAATAGGAATAGATGAAACAAAAGAGTCTTTGTTCTCTATGAGTGCATCATATACACGTTGGTTTATTCTCCAACCTGTTCGTTGAAGTTTATCAACAGATGTAATCCAGGGTGTCCCTATCATAGAAACAAACTCAGCGTTGTCCTCTTCAGTCCATTCCTTAATCAGGGGTTCATTATCCTGTTGTATTATTTTTCTTATTCTTTCTGGTCTCTCTAGGATAGTATGGTTTAGTGATATCCTAGACATAGCTTCAGGTATATCAGCTAGGTCAATCCATTTAGCTGTTGCTGATACGATGTAGCTAGTATCCCTTGTCTTAGGATAGTAGATATCTATATATCCACAGTTATAGAATGCTTCTATGAAGAGATCACCCAATCGTACATGCATATTCCAAGGTAACACAGGTGGTTCTCTTTTAATTATACGTGCTATTCGTTGACCAATAGCTGTAGAAACAGCTGTTAGTTGTGCAGTCCCTGCAGGACTATCCGAGGTATCATAGGTGAATCTCATTTGTATTGTTTGGAAAGCCACAGATACTAGGTGTGGCATTTCCGTTCTATATTCTTTGTATAACTTCAGCAGCACACCACCTGAGTTTGCCTTGGGGTTATTTGGATTAACCCTTTTGACCTTATCAAGTAGGTACTCTGAAATCGATTCGAATGGATCCATATAATCCCCTTTATACTTTAAAGTAATCGTCAAAGCCACCCGTTAGGGTTAGTCTTGTTGTTTTGTTATCGTAGATTGCACTTCCTGCAGGTCCAGTGAGTCCTGTGAATCTGGACTTGAGGACTTTGAACTTGATTGTGTTCCGGTCAACCTCTGATTCCGCAACAAGATTTCTTGAGAAGGCAATGATGTCGAACGAGATCTGCTTGATCGAGCCACTGCCTTTGATATCATCGATAGATGCGATGTTCCCTTCCTCAAAACTCTTTCCTCCTTGGGCTTTACGCAGGTGACTGATAAGTCCTAACCATACGTTGTGTTTCTTTACAACCTTTAACAGGTCAGACATAACCTTATCTACCGCTTCATTCCCAGACAGCCCTTCAGAACCTTCCGATACCGCGATAGTAATGTGATCAAGAACGAGGTACTTGCAACCCATAAGGGCCATGTATTCGATCTTGTCGATAAGAGATGCGTCCCCAACGGAGCCTTGGTGATCCAAGAGAACCAGTCGCTCGTCACCAAACACAGCTTCGTATCCTCTCCGCAATTCACTTTCACTAGTTGGTGGAGGATCCATGATGTTATGCCTAAGTTGCATTGAGATAAACTTTTCGGCTGTATCTCCAACACTTTCTTCCAGACTAATGAGTCCAACCTTATCACTTGTCTTAGCAAGCAGGTCAAGAATAATCTCTTTAATGACAGTAGACTTACCACTACCAGTGCCAGAGGTAAATAAAGTAATCTCACCATATCTTATCCCCTTGAGTTTTTCATTGAGTCCTGCAAGGCAATCAGGGTAAGGAATCGACTCAACATTCTGGCGTTCCTTGAGCTTTTCCCAGACTGCTTCGCCCATGACAATTCCTGCAGGGGACCACGTTTTAGCGCCCCATATACTCTCCACGACAGCATCGGGTCCATGCTTAAGGAGTAGTTCTGATGGGTCTTTGCACCCCTTAAGCGTTGCCACCTTGCATCTGCCCGTACCCACAATTCGTGCCGCTTTCTCCACTGCTTGTGAACCAGCTTCGTCCGAGTCGAACATGAGTATGACAGATTCATATTTAGATACCCATTCCCGCTGCGCCAGAAGGTTATTGATTCCTGAAGCACTGGGAAGCGATACAACAGGGTAGATCCTATTGTACTTTTGTTTATATGCCTGAGCAACAGCGAGTGCATCCAACTCCCCTTCGGTGATGACGAGCATCTTGCTACCCACCGATTGTTCCTGCCCGAATAATTCCACATCTTTAAAATCTCCATGAACACTAAATGTTTTAGGTAGTTTTCGTTCTTTGTATGCTACGATCTTACCGTTTCTTGTGTATGGATAGTAGTGGGATTCAGGTAATCCTTCTGGTGTTGTACTCATTTTTACATTAAAGTAATCTACTACTTCTTTAGAGATACCACGAGAAGTAATACCATAGCTACGATAATTACTGATATCGGAGAATCTAGTAACCTCATTAAAGGTGGCTGGTTTATAATCATCCATTTCTTCTTTTACTTTCTTTGATTTACCACAGCTGAAGCAGTGTCCTACTCCATCACTGTATGATACGAATGCATCTGAACTACCACACCCAGGAAATGGGCATGGTCCTTTTGTATATCTTCTGTCTTCATCCATCTAGTTCCATCTTTCTTCTTTAGCTTGACGATTCAGTTTCCGTTTGTAACTTGCTTCCTTCTTCTTCTGTAATCTCCTCTGCTTTACATATTTTATACTCTCGTATTCCGATGTCGAGGAACTCTCCTCCTCGTTTAACGATTCGCTTTTCAAGTTTGATGTTGTAAACTTTATTGTCATTGAACTCTTCATACACTCCTTGGTATGTGTCTAATATAGGTTTAATTACATTGTCCAGATCTGATCCTCTGTTGGACACACCTGCGACAACACTAAAGGATACCTGATCAGTCCCAAAGGGCCAATCAGTTCCTATCAATTGGTCACGTATATCATTCTGATACTGTAGATACTCCGCTGACTTGAACGTTGTCTTCCCCCTTCGGTTCCACATCTTGTTCGCACTCAGGGGTTTCACTGAGAAGTAGTGACTCATCTGGTTCATCTGGTTTTACCTCCTCAAATTCTTCCCAAGACTTTAACATGCTTAAAAGTTTAAGACTAAGCCAGGGATCACCTGCCTTTTCTGCTTTCCATGTATCAACTACTGTCTGCCAGCGTTTACCCACAGGTACATCTTGAAGAATCTTTATAGCAGTCTTCGGTCCTACCCCGTGGATCCCAGGGATATTATCACTAGTGTCTCCAGTTAAACATTGTATCATCAGATTTAAATTAGCTTTATCATCATCAATAAACTCATGTATTTTCTTAGAGTAATTATAATGATGGCCTGGAATTTGTTTAAGATCCTTATCGATACCACAGATAACAAAATCTTTTTCCATTTCACGAGCTTCATAGGCCCAGATACAGACTAAATCATCTGCTTCCATACCGTCAGCTTCTACTCCTTCCCACTTTTCCTTCATATAATTGTGACCATAGTTTAGGGAAGCTCTTACTTCGTCTGTTAATCGCGGTCTGGAGCCTTTGTACTGGGGGTAAAGAACCTTTCGGTAGTTCCCCCTACCTTTGAGTGCTACACGGCACTCCTGAGGCCCTGAGAAGGCGTAAGCGATACACTCATTTACAGTGCGATCTATTATTTTTCTGATATCTTCTTTGTTAGAGTTACTATAAGCAGCCCTGAAGTATATAGAATCGGCATCAATTAATGCAATTGCCATTATGTTTTCCTTTTATAGTAAAATATCTTTATGAAAGTGTCTGTAGACCACATCGATTCCCCAAGCCTTTACTTTGTTTTCTAAAGGGTAGGGATCGAATGGGTCTCTTTCATATTGAACTGCTGCGAGTAGATGGAGAATGATGTATCCGTTTGTAGTATAGTGATAACGCAATACATCAAACCATTCTCTCGGTTCAATATCATCTGGTTTTGGGTGGAAGGATACGGAGTACCCTGGATATTCAATTGATGGTTCATGGGGTACTTCCTCTATATTAGTGTACGTCTGCATAGCTACTGCCAATGACATAATCTCCACCTTCCATACAAGTTACACCAAACATTTCTGGGCCTTTCTTAAAGGATTCCTGAAGTATTTCACCAACACGATCAGCATCATCTGGATGTGCAACGTAAGCTATCTCATCATGGTAGAATAACCGTGGCTCTGCACGTAACCCTTCTTCATCAATTTTATTCATAGAATAAGACAAAGCAGATTTACATGTAATACCTTCTGCAGTTTGCAATAGGTAGTTAAGAGCTTGGTATTCACCAGACACAAACACAGGTCTACCATCAAGTCCAGGGAACCATCCCTCACCTGAAGCATATTGTGTACTACGCCACACTTCACCTAGTTTATCCTTAAGTTCTTGTAACCCTTTGATACCTTTGGCAAAGTCTGCACGAGACTTCTTACCAACACCAGCGTTTGGTTTACCAGTTAGTATAGATCCTAGTTTAGCATCACCAGCACCAAAGAGATATGCATACAAATAGTTCTTAGCTATTGCACGAGAACACCCAAGGGCATCTGCATTACGTTGGTGTTGATCACCATAGATTACTTCATTAGTAAATTTATCATTGTTTACATAATGACACAGACCTCTTAGCTGATTGCCAGAACTGTCAGCACCTACAACTTTCCAATCACCATCAGGAATGAATAGTTCACGTAACTCTTTACCCCAGGGAGCATTAACTCCAGGGAGGTTTACGATTACTTCATGCCGACAACGAAAGGTTTGAGTACCAATAGTCCACATGTTACCATGAATCCTACCATCTTTGATAACCTCAAGCCATCCTTTAATAACAGATGTTCGGTTACGTAAAGTGTAATACTCACTAATCATTGTACCGATTTCTCCTAGTTTTCTTAAGGATGTATCAGTAATCTTAGGTCCGACAGTTACCCAGTTGTTTCCAACCTTTTTTCTGTTAAACTCATCAGGCTTCCAACCAATAGTTAGTAACCAATCTTTAACTAATTCTGTAGATCCTAGATTGATTTGCTCTACAGTGTACCTTTGGAACTCTTTATCACGAGGATGTAGGTGAATATCACTGACCTTTATTTCCTTATTATAAAACTCTGATAATAATCTTGCAGTAACTGCAGTGTAATCACCATTCTTTTTATACTTCGGGGTCTTCGGGGTCTTATCAAGATAAACCTTATGTGTTCCAAGTTTTGGATGAAGGATCTTTTCGATCTCAACCATACGTTTATTCATTAGTTTTAGATTTTCTATAGCCTTTGGCTTATTAAAGTTCCAACCACGGGTCTTGACACGGGAATTAAACTTAGCTGTATCATGTTCAATAAGCAATCCTTCTTTGATTGTTGGACGCTTAGAGGAAATTCTTTTATACTCTTCGTATAAACTGTTGAATACATCTACGTTTACCATTACATCTTGAACACAATAGCGTAACATTTCCTTAGAGTATTTATCCCACTCTTCAAAATGTATCTTTGAGTTGTTTAGATGTTCACCCCAACCAGCAAGTCCATGCTTGTGTGGTCTTTTATATTGTAATACCTGAGACATAATCCAAGTATCATATACTTTCTTGTTATTTAATTTCAAACCATATAGGTTTTCCATAATTAAATTATCGAATCCAATAATGTTATGTCCAATCAACACTTCTGCGTTGTTTAACATGTGACAACCATCATCCATTCCTGGAAGAGAATCATCATAATCACTGAATTTATAAACTGATCCTGTGTCTAGATTATATGCTACAAGACACCAGACTTTTGTTGCATCGATACCATCGGTTTCAATATCATATACCAGTTTCATATGCTTTTCTTTCTAGGTAGTGTTTTTCTCTCACTGACCTGATTGTGTGACAATTAGCGCAACGTATGTCGCACTTACGAGCCTCTTTAAAGATGTTCTTAATGTTATAAGACACCATCCTATGAGGTGTAAATATTTTATCTGCGGGATCTCTGTGATCCCATTGAAGAGCGTAAGGGTTATCGTTATACCCACAATCCATACATCCTTTAGATATTTTATACCTGTCGAGTATTTCTCTACGCCTTTTCATTTTTCTTGCTTGTTTACTAAGTTCTACATCCATTAGTTTGCTTTCTGCATGTCGCATTTAGGACAAATAGTGTACTTTGAATCAATACTCATAATTGAAAACTCTTTTCCGCAAATGTCGCATATGATTTTTTTAAATGGTTTGTCGGTTATGTGATCTTTTTTACTTCTGTCTGATCTCATGCTCCAAAGTACCCCTCATTGTCTACAATTTTGTGTTCTTTTGGACCCCATTTTTCCATAAGTAAATCAATATTACTTATAGGTTTAGATCTGTCCATGTAGTCATCATATAAACATTCATATGCATAATCGTATACAGATTCAGTAGGCCAAGAGTGTAACATATCTTTAATAGCTTCTACGATATCATCTTCATTATATTTTTCAATCATCTTTAGACCTTTCGATTTGTTTTTGAAGGTTTGCCATTGCTCTCCAAGCTACCTGTTCCCAATCTCCGTCAACTAAGTGCCGCATTAATGCATCAAGTTCATCTCCAGATTTAGACCTATCCCAGAAGAGTGTTTCTGGTGTTTGACCATGCTGGATACCACCTTGTAATGATATTTTAGCAACAGCTGCAATAGCATCAGGGAAATAATTTATAAAACCTGTATATATTGGAATAGCTTTACGTTCTTTAGCATTGGTAGGGAGAACAGTGTTTTTCTTTCTGTTTTGTCTAGCCTGTTCTTTTGTTGTATGATCATGCATATCCCACATAATCATCTTACCATTATGATCTTGTTCTTCTTTGAGTCTTTTCATGTATGCTTCATGTCTTTCGTTATCGGTCATCTCCCGATCCTTTCAATGTGTTTAGTTTTTTCCTTGCAGCTAGTTTAGCCATATTAGAATTAGCAATAGTATTAAGGTCAGTATCCAACTCTGAGGCAAGGACAGCGATATACCAAAGAGTATCGCCAAGTTCCATAGATATATTGTATAAGGCTTCTTCTGCTTTTTCTGGGTCATCGTCATAATCTCCGCGAAGAATCTTCTTCACTTTGTTTGCGACTTCTGCTGCCTCTCCTGCCAGCCCCAATGCCAGATACGGAAGTGCATGTTCTTTTGGATAGACTGCTGTAGTAACAGACTGCTTTTGATATTCTGATAATTCCATGTTTTCTCCTATATACCCCTTATAGAGTTAATTCCTTATTGCAGACGAGACTTGTTCTCGTCATAAGAGTATTCCTATAAGGGGTATATAGAAATTTTATGGAGAGAATGATGCCTTTTAACCCAAAAAGTCTAAAGAATCTTAATGGTTCTTGGACAACTGAATCAGCCAGAGAAGCCCAAAAGAAGGGCGTTGCTACACGAAAGGCTAATAAAGAAGCTAGAGATGCTGTTAAAATGTCTATGGCTGAATGGCGTTTATATAAAAACGATATATTAGATGTTAATGATATGACTTCTGTAGATGTTCTTAAGATAATGATGTTTAAGGCATTAGAAAAGGACGATACAGATCAAGCATTAGATATTGCTAAGACTCTAGCAGAGTTTGAAGCACCTAAACTTGCAAGGGTTGACCAAACAAATGTCGAAATACAAGCTGAAGATTTAACAGATGCTGAACTAGAAGAACTTTTAGATCAAGCGAGTGTAAACACAGATGCACAGAGACATTAGATATTTAGGCCGACCACCGCAAAACACCAAATGCATGTTGTCGGTTATTCGAAAAAAAGCCCGAAAAGATGCCTATTGCGCTTTGTCGGTTATCATAAAAAATCTAAAAGTATTAAAAAAGTTAATGAAAGATCCCCCTAGAGCACCTTAGTGTGTTCCAGGGGGATTTTTGGTTATTATACGTGTGCCTTAGGACGGCTACAGAAGTTACCACCAGTACCGTTTGGGCTACCTGCAGCTAACCTAGATACAGATAAGTATCCTTGGTTGCTTGAGAATGAACCTTTGGGGCCATACTGGTCAGTGGTTCTACGAAACTGTAGATTCTGCCGACCAATTGGGTTAACGATAATTTTAGCTACGATTGTTTTTTGCATAATACAAAACTTTCTATTGAATGTTAAATTGTCCATCTAGTTCTTGTAGAACATAGCCTAGATCTATATATAAATGATTGGCTTCTTCTTGTGTAAGAAGTACCTCTTGCCCTCCAAAGTCAATGGCAACTTTACCATCGGCTTCAGAGTATACGTCTTCTATACTGGTAAAAGCTACTGCCATTACACATCATCACTATCGTCTACAAATCCATCTTTGAAAGCATCGTGTAGGACTGAGACATTTTCTGTATCTATAGAACCATAGACATTGTAATGAACTAGGTCTGAATTATACCGTTTACCTTTACCTAACCTAAGGCTTTCACCACAAACAGCATCTAATTTAGTATATGCTTCTGCAGCCTTATCTAGGTGTCTTGTATATACATCAAATGATATCTTCATTTTATACCTCATATATGTTATTGATTGAATTTTCTACCATGCTCTGTATTTCTGTTTGTGACATGGATAATCCGAGTTTTTGTAATTCAAAGTTTACAAGGTCTTTTACATGTACTGTGATATATTGTTTTGATTCTTCAATATAATTATCTACCATGCACCATTCGTTGTATACTTCTTGTTCTACCATTTCTTCTATTGAGATAGCGATTTCTTTCATTTTGCCCATTACATAGCCTTTAGTTTGTTGTAACGAGACCACCACATTTGTGAACAGAATCGGTCATTACGTTTTTTGAATAACTCTAGTAATTCTGTGATAGCTTTATCGGGTAGAGAGTAATCTACAGCGAACTTAGCAAATAACTCAAAGTCTTGTTTAGTCATCATCAACCTCAAATGATATTTCAGAAGGGTATTTGTAATCAGTTTCCCAATCATCACATTCAGCGTCAAATGGTATTACTGTATCGTCATCTAGAGTTATTTCACCATTAGCCCATTTTACATCTATATGTGATATACTATCTGGGTCTACCCCTTCTGGTAGGTCTACATATACTGTACCATAGGTGTCATATACTAGGTCTACTCTGATTCTGGTCATAACATACTCCATCTTTAATCAGACTCATTGCTGTTCTACCAAAGAACCCTTGCAATTGCCAAGCGAGTCCAGTGTTAATTAGATGTTGCCAAGCTTGTATTTGTTGGTCATCATTTTCTGATTCTATAAATCCTTCAGCGATACCAACTGCTGTGTAGTTATCCATTAGACTATAAACCAAACACCAACAATTACATGTACCCATCCGATAGTGGCAATCATTTTATCAATATCAATATTCATTAACAAGTCTCCAATTGTTCTATTTGTGGATCATAGTATTCTTCTAGGTATTCACACACTTGATCCCAGTTTTCTGGTTCGAATCCTGAATCACCAGTCCAGATACCATCGTTGTATTCGTTTTCACATACAACTGAGAAATTACTATCCCATTTGATAGTACCATAGCACCAAGTTTCTCCACCATCTTTACGTTTGTATACATATTTATCAAGCATTATGAAACACTCTTAATAAGATTATTTTCCATAGTTACATTAGCAAAGAACTCTCGTCCACCATTTCCTACAATAGCAGGTCGGTGTGCAACTGTGAATGATCCATCACTTTTATATTCGTTTCCAAACATACTTGTCTCTTGGTATTTTAGAGGTTGCCCAATAGATTCTTTAAGTTGCTTTTTGGTTTTATAAAATACTAGCATTGTCATAGCAATGTTCCTTTTCTTTTAACTCTTCAAGTTCATTCCATAGAGTTAATCCAAAATCATATCCATGTTTGTATCCATCTGGCTTGGGGTATTTTTCGTTTTGAGTACCATGTATCAAACCATCAACTACTCCGTCTTTGAAATTGTATAAATAACGATCAGTCATTGTAGTTAAACCTAACTGCTATTTCTTGGCTGGTTGACATTACACATTTTTCATTGGCTTTGAACAGTTCAGCTTCGATTAGATTAAGACCAGAGAATGTGGCATCTTCAGATACAACACGAATGATCCATACTTCTTCACGTAATTGTACATAGTTTTTAGTACCATCAGTGTTTTCACCTTCGTTTTGCCAGTGTCCAACACCATTATAGGCAGTACAACCACCATGAATATTTGTAAGAAGTGCTTTAGCATCTTCAAAGTTTTTCCTACCCACGCTACATGGGAAGTATATTTCATGTATATAAGCCATTTATTTAAAACTTTCTATTAGTAATATGAACATGGTCACAAAAAGTATTGTTACAATTTCTTTATGTTTTACAAGAAAGGGTGGTTCACCATAAGTAACACTTTTCATTAACCATAACATACCATATGTCATAATTGTTATTAAAAGAATAACTTCAATCATTATGTTATGTCCTTCTGATCTTTTCTTATTATATCAGCTATTTCTAGGAACTCATTAGCTGACATTAAAAACATCCAATCATCATATAGTGTTTCTTCTGCACATTTAAAGGCAGCATCAAAATCACCAAAATTACCTAGCTTCATGCAACGCCCATGTGTATCAAAGGCATACCAGTTTTGTGCTGTATCAGTCATGTTTTATTGCTCCAATACTACCTCTGCATTAGTTTCTATCCAGACTTTAGCACCACATGATAGTGGTTTGTCAGGACTGTATACGACTGTACTACCGCCCATGATATGAACAGCGTGTGCATACTCGTTAGACTTACTGGTTTTGACAGTGATTACAGGGTTACGATCACCAGATTTTGCATTGGCTTTGATAACATGCTGGTTGATATGGATACGTTTAAGTGTCATTAATACCCCCTTAGTCTGTTTGGTTTATAGCGACTAAATCATAGTCATTAAATATGTCACGAACATGTTTTTCACTGTATGCATACACATATATGTATATTTCTCCTTCATAAATAGGTTCAAATTCTACATAATATCTATGCATCATCTCGTCTTTCTACACAAAAACATTGTTGTTTAGGATAATCAAAGCTACGTTCAGTGGTAGCAACGTGACAATGGGATAAGTATTTATGCTCAGAGTATATTTCAAGATTAACTTCTGAGTATGTAATTGTCCCTGTACAAGCTAACACCCATTTAAATATTAGTGGGTTCATCGTCATATACCTCTCCAAAGTCTTCCCATTCTTGTTCCCAAGTAGGTTGACCATCGTTGTAGTCTTGTTCATCTTCATACCAATGTGGTTCTGTACCAACAACTATTTGTGATATAGCGGCACAGTATACATCATCGGTTTCAGACACGATAACATTGTACATTTCTTGGGCATGTTCCCATGTTTCAGAGACTTGCCAGTGATCTACAAGTGCAGGTTTGTTGTCGATTGTTTGTTTGATTTGCCAAGACACAATATACATGCTCATAGTTCTTCTTCCCAATCGTTTACAAGGTGTTCTACATCGTAGCATTCCATGTCTTCATGGTGTGTAAGTAAGTTAACTTCTAGTTCATTTCCTGCAACATCATGGTTCCATTCTTGTGCATGTACTTCGTGAAAGTCCCAATCAGTTGGTGTAGGAAATCTTAAGCTCATACTACCAGAGCCAGTAATGTGTTCTTTCCAATTGTTGGAAGAGAACAGATTATCTCGTCTAGCAAGTTTCATAAATTCTTTACCAGAGGTTTTAGTTAGTTGTAATACTACTTCACCGTATCCATCAGAGTATATATCTTCAATATCATCCATTGTAAATTCATATGGTAGTTTACAATGCAGATCGATTTCATAATATTCTGTACATCGTACATCAATTCTTATATCAGTTGACATCTTTAAGATACTCCTGTTTCCATTCTGAGAATGCATAGCCACCCATTTGGCTGAACTGGTGCAGTATGTGGTTGTTTACCATGAGAGCTAGGATAGTAGCGTATGCTTTATATTCAAAGGTCTCAATGTAATCTTGTATTTCATCCCAAGATTCTGGGGTGATTACTAGTTTTTGATTTGATAGATTATCTGAGCGTTCCATCAGTGACCAGCCTTTCCTGCGTATGCTGGACTGTTTAGTTTATGTCTACGATCACTGGCTTCTTGCCTATTGATACGTTCAACATCATCCATTTGGTCACGCAAGAAATGATACAACTGAGTCATTTGCTCTACAGGTGTTTTATCTGATACTTTACACCAGCATGAAAAACAATTCTGCATGAATTGATAGTTATCTACCATTCTTTGTATTTTCTTTTCTGTGAGTGTCATTAGATTTTTTCCTATTATAAATCTTTTTTGATTTCACTACTTGTTTGCTCTGCCTGTTCATAAGCATGGCACGAGCGATTTTGTTAACTGGTTTAATGGATCTCATATCTATCTCCCTGTTGTAAAACTTTTTATAAAAGACATAAAAGCAAAGAACAGGAATATGAAGACGAATATAAGTCCAATGTCCATATTATATTTTTGTTACTTCTTTATCATATTGAATTTCATATTCAGTGATATGCTTTATTAATGCTACTTGCTCAATAACAAGAGCATCTGCAAGGATACCAGTAGCTTCATCAACATAGTCTGCTGATGTTGTTACGACTCTTCTGGATTTACTAACAGCGGTTTTGATTCCTCTGTGTTTTGCACAAGAGAGAACAAGCATAGTTTCAGCTTCTGTCAGTTTATCTTTAAGAGTAAATTCAACAGTATTATAAACGATAGCATTTATATCACTGGTATCACTATCTCTCCATTCATTATCATTAGACATATTTCCATATCCTTTTCTCATGGTGTCCTGCCCATGAACTAGCATTGTTTTCAGCAAATTCAAAGATTATTTGATCGATATCATCATTACTGTTGTCGGCAACTTGTTTGTATGAGTCAGCGATAGACAGTAAACGGGAATATACTTTTGCTTCGAATGTGTCCAATAGGTCAAATGGATTAGTAAAAAGATTTTCTTTTTGCATGGCACTCCTACTTTGTCGGTGCTTCTGATTTTTCTATGGGATCCGCTTTGTCGGTTCCCCTTATTTTTCTGCGAGTGCCCGTCAGGGACTCGCTAAGAGCAGGGCGGGCTACTATTTAGCCCTGCGAACTTAAAGTGTCCCGAAGGGACTCAATAATAAAAATGTGCAAGCGCCTCTGGTGCTACAAGGTTATCTAAGACCGAGCACACAGAGTCGCTATCTGAAACGGGCGATGGTGGGGTGTAACAGTGTGGCGGGATGCATTCCAGCTTAGTTTGTTACAGAGTCCCACTTGGCACAGTTTTTCTGTACCACTACCCTCGCAAGGCAGCATTGCAATTCGAAGATGCGTGATCTGTAATTAGACCACGACTAGCTTGTGTTTCACCACTCTTTCTTGGTGCTTACGGGACGCTTCTTTCCCCGTCTTGACGTATTCAACACTGAACATCCGAGTCTTACTCTGCGATGTGCCCCACCATACTAATTAATGTACCGTGTTCTGGGTTCTTTTAAGTATACTACGCTCTCACCGAGCTTCCACGTTTTTTCATTCTGTTCTAAATGTATGAGGCGTAATTCTCACTCCGCATCACCAGAGTAATATAGCGACCCCCTAGACTGCTTTTCCAATATGCTAGTCGTAGCGTTAATACATTTTTGACAGGCTATTGTGCCTGAGTTTCAGAGATAAACTGCAGCGGTTCTGCAGCACGTAGTATGAAGAAAGCAGTTTTATGTCATGCTAAGGACAATGAGCTAGAACAAGTCGCTAGGTGCTTCCTGTTTCTCAAATGGTGGCTCAACAGATTCTACTGCTTCAAAGTCTACACCACCAGTTGGGGCATATACGATATGATCAGTGATCTGGATAGCAGTTAAAGAGCTTCCAACACCTTTACGACCCATAGTGTCATAAGGATATTGAAACACGATAACATTAGCTACAGAACCATTGCCAATAGTAGTTAGGGATTCCATAGGCGAAAGATCGGCCTTAACGACACGAACTTTACCATTAGGTGTTCCATCAGCCTTGTTAGCTTTACGCTTGAGGCTTGCAGTGAACATACCTTTGTCATCCTGAACTAATTTACCATCTTTCCTGCGAAAGTTGATATAGTTTTCCTCTAACTCTTTCACTTTGGCTTCATCAGCAGTAGCTATCTGTAGCTCATACTGTTCAGTGCCAAAGGGATTAACTGCCTTATCCAAGCGTGGATAATTGATAGTTACGTCAGAGATTTTATAATTACGTACTTCTGTTAACATGGGATGTTACCTTCCAAGTAAGTTACACAATATTGTGATGAAGAAAGCAGTTTGGGTGTCACACATGCTCAGGTGTGGGGCAGGTGCTCCTACCTCTATGTCAGTGACCAACTCTGACTTTAGGTCTGAAGAGAGCAGTTACATCACACATGCTCAGGTGTGGGGCAGGGGTCAGTTCCTACCACTAGGCCTTTTAGATCTTCTGACGTTTACCTAGGTCAGTACAAAGCGATGCCTAGCCTTCACGCCACAACGGGTCGTACGTCTTGCGGGGCATCTTAAACTGTGCGAATCAACGCGGATGTCAGGTCTGTTTAGTGAGTCCGACCATTACTAAGACTACAATGAAGAAGACACATCCTGCCGTTTGTTTGAATTGGTGGCTGAGGCTAATCCACTCTGGCAAGACTACTAAGGATGTATCCATTAGTGAAGACGAAGCGAGGAACGAGTCTTCGTCATCTATTGTGTTAGCTGAAGTCCACAAGTGTCAATGCATAGGTAATGACACCAGTTACAGTCATAATACCACAGATGGCAGTTATGAATATGTGTGAGTGAGACACAACAGCAAGGAATGCTAGAACAAATCCTGTAATAGCAAGTATTAAACCGATAATGGTGTTATCCACATTAGTCTCCTAACCACTCGTTGAGTGCATGAATGAAAGGTGTGATACACATAAGCATCAGACCTGCAAAGGATAGTGCGAGGCATACAGCCACGATAGCAAACAATACGTCAATCATGTGATTAACCTTTCCACCACAGAGTTATAACAACTGTAGCATCGATGTTAGTGACAACCATCATACCTGTCGTATTGTTGACAAAGGTACATTTGTTGTCAGGATCAGCCCGATGTTTTAGTTTAACACCAGTGTTTATGGTATTGATAGCATCAGACTGAAGAGCTTTACGCTGAACCAAGCGTTTAAGAGCATGTTTAGTAAAGACCATAACAGATCCTTTCTTTGTTGTTTCAGACGGTCGGTCTATAAAAAAAGAGCAGGGTGTTCTGCTCTATTTGGTTGAAAGGACTAGATAGTGCCACCCGCTACTACCTAGTGTCAAGACCGATGTTAGGAATTGTATTCATCCCACTGTTCGTCCATGAACTCTTCGAATCTCTCGTTATCGAGAAATGTTTCAAGTCCGTTTTGATCAGTGAGATCATCCATAACAACTTGAGCACAAGTGATATTCTCATGTGCTACTTCAGTCTTTGCAAACTGAATGTTGCTAACAGTCCCATCGGTGTTTACAGAATATGTAAAGGACATATCTGGTCTCCTTTTTGAGATGGTGAAGGACAAGACTATTCTTATCCACCGTGAAGAGATCTGGAGCGAAGCGGAATGATCTCATGTATAGTTATAAGTATCCCTAAGTGTACTCTAGGTGTTTGTATAATGTAATCCAATACTTGTATTGGTGTTGATTAAACTCACATGAGTTTACTTGCGGAGCTTTGAAGCGATAGCTTCAACATACTATCAGTATCTATAAGTATCCCTAAGTGTACTCTAGGTATCTCTATAGTACTCTTATATAGGTAGAGTTACTTTCTAGGGTCTTTTCTATAAGGGGTATATACAATTCAGAGTGATTAATCGGCGAAACGATTATGTGATTAAACTGACAACAGTTTAACCTGTCTGGTAAGACGCCCATCTGGCGAAGATAATGCGTAAGCAAAGCACTATCGCCCTTAGGTATCCTTGAAGAACTCCGATAGTACTCCCAATCGGCTAAAGATCTTAGTAACTGACTCCTATATACCCCTTATAGAGTACTATATGGGTGCTTAATGGCTGTATAAGCCCCGCTGAGTCCCCTTAGGGGCACTGATGGTAGGATCATACTCTAAGAGCCTAGCGGCGACTGAGCGAAGAAAGAAAGACAACTATAAGTATTCCGAAGGAATTCAAATTGAATGAATGATTACCCTAGAGATACCATGAGAGACATTGGGGGGTTCGAAAGATTTATGGGTACTCATATATATTGGTACTTTATTAGGCTTACACACGAGGACACTATTACATGGATAAGAAACAACTCTCTAAACTCCTAAGGGAAAGGCAGAGAAGACAGAGAATACAACTATACAAAGATGATTTCTCCAAGTTTGCAGAAGAACAGATACAGATCGTTACTAAGGACGTATCAAAGGGGTTTGTTCCATTTAAATTCAATAAAGCCCAACAGATAATTACAGAAAAACTGGAGAAACAAAAGAATGATACTGGTAAAGTTAGAGCAATTATACTCAAAGCTAGGCAACAAGGGATATCTACATACTGCGCTGGACGAGTCTTCTGGAAAAGCTATTATACTCCCTATGCAAGATCAGTTGTCATGGCGCATGATTCGGCTACGTCAGATGCTCTATTTGCTATGTCCAAAAACCTTATTAGAAACATGGAGGGAAACCTTGCACCCAATGAAATACGTAGTAATGCTAAAGAAATTATTATTAACAGTCCTGCTATGGGCGATAAAGACGCTACAGCTTCCTATAGACTTTATACAGCGGGGTCTCCAGAAGCTGGAAGAGGTACTACGCCGACTATAGCACACTGCTCTGAGGTAGCCTTCTGGCAACATGATGAGAAGATCCTAGCGGGACTCTTCCAGGGAATCTCTGCTGCAGAGGGCACTGAGGTAATCCTGGAGTCTACCGCTAATGGTGCTCAGGGAGAGTTCTACAGGCTCTGGAAGGGTGCTGAGATGGGAGAGAATGAATATCTACCTATCTTTCTACCGTGGTATATTACACCAGAATACACTAGGGAACCTCCAGAAAACATGGAGTTGACATTTGAAGAAGAAAAACTACGAGATAAATTCCAACTTGATAACGGACAGTTATACTGGAGAAGACTCAAGATTGCAGAAGGAGGAGAACTCAAGTTTAAACAAGAGTATCCCTCAACCGCTGACGAAGCGTTTATTATGTCAGGATCTAGCGTCTTCAACCTGGAGCGTCTGGACGCACTGATACCTCAATCCTGTTTAAGGAGATCTGAGTGGGACCCTGCATCAAAGATGTTTGATGAAAACAAAGAAGGTTCCCTACATATCTATCAGTTTCCTACGTGGTCAGACCCGTATGTGATTGCAGCTGATGTGTCTCTTGGTGTTGGTCAGGATTATTCTGCTGCTGTTGTCATTAATAAAAATTATGAAGTAGTAGCTCATTATAGAAACAATAAGATTGATCCTAGTATGTGGGGAGATGTACTATTCTACTTAGGTAGATACTACAATAACGCTTTACTGGCTGTAGAATCCAATTCTATGGGCATTGCGACTCTTCAGAAGCTAGACAGTACAGGATATGTAAACCTATACAGGCAGACAAAGATTGCTAATGTATCCTCTGAGGAAGGAATACGATTAGGGTTTAGAACTACATCTTCTACAAAGCCAGCTATCATTGCTAATCTTAAGAACCTTATAGAGAACGAAGAGTTATTAATACCTTCTGTTCAGATTATAAAAGAATTAAAGGACTATATATCTACAGATACTGGTAAAACAGAGGCTGCACCTAACTGTTATGATGATTCAGTAATAGCATTAGCGATTGCTTGTGAAGTATTACGTACACATTGGGACAAATTAAACACATCTAATGTATCATGGAAACAAAAGATGTCTACTGTAGAACAACCAGAGGTTAATTGGTTATAACTATGTACCACTATATATACGGATAAATAGACCTCAAACCCTTAGTGGAAGCCAAATAGTGTTTTAATCTAATAGTATATACCCCTTATAGAACAAAAGGATCCTAAAAGATCCTAAGAGATCCGCATTGTCCTCATGCATTCGGTGGTATGCAGCGGGAAACCACCACTTACCTTTAACAATAGTACAGGAGAAAGCTATGTTGATGTTTAAAAAAACTTGGACTTTGGAAGATGATTATAAATCAGGTGATAAGATTGACATCTACCATGATGGACTTGGACGTATGCATATTGAACGACATGTATCCCCCGAAGAACGGGAACAGATTCAAAAGAAAAGAAGGCTTAAGGCACTCAAGGAAGAAATGGAAATGCTAGAAAAAGAAGTAGCTTAACATAAAAAGGAGGTAGGTCTTGTGTCAGTAGAAACATTTCTCAAATGGAAGATACTACCTCGTTTTATGATGTTGGCTAGTACAGTAATGTCTTGGCGATGCGCTGAGTGGTTTATGGATCTTCCTGATCCAACAGGAGCACAGTCAGCTTTTGTGTCCGTAGTAATGGGCGTAATGACGGGTGTTTTTGGAATTTGGATGGGACACGAACATAAAGGGGACAAATGATGCCACCAAGAAATCACAAGGATTGGGTTAAAGAACCTAACATAGAATACATAAACTCTAAGATATATTCGGATTGGGATATATACAGCCAGGAACTAGAAGCCATATTCTCTAAAGTATGGGTTCCTGTTTGCCATGAAAGTGAACTACCCCAGGATGACTGGTATCGAACTTCAACAATTGCACATACACCAATTGCTGTGATAAGAAATAAACATGGTATTCATGTGTATAAAAACACAGGGCTTCATGGTGTATCAGGACCAGTAAGTATTATAACTGGTAATCGACTACACAGTGAAGTAGGATATGGTGGAATGGTATGGGCTACACTTGATGATAACCCAACCCAGTCTTTAAAAGAATGGCTTAACGGGGCATTTGATTGTATTATAGAGGCTATTGATGCTGAACCACTTGAAGTGTTCCACTATCATAAAGCAATAATCGACACTAATTATAAGCTGTGGCACGATACCAACAGCGAGTTTTACCATGATTTCATGCATTACTTTAACAGGGTATCAGGATTTAATGATGAATACTTTGCTCGTAAGAATATTCCTTTTGACAACGGTCACGTTAACGTTAGCAGCTTCACTGTTAACTATGAAGAGTACGATGGATTCCAGGACAGAGGTGAGTTATCGTTCCCCAATCTACCACCAAACCAGTGGTACATGGTTGACCTCTTCCCAGGCTACAACTTTAACCTCCGTGGTAGCGCATATCGTTCAGACACAGTAACTCCTTTAGGTCCTAACAAAGTACTAATAGAGTTTCGTGGATACGGTCTTAAGTCGGATTCCAAGGAAGACAGGGAAACAAGAATTAAACACCACAATAGCATATGGGGTCCATTTGGTAGGAACCTACATGAAGACTTGATTGGTGTTGCAGGTCAGGGCACAACAATGCGTGAAGGCACTGAGAACAGAAACATATTACACGGGCGGCATGAAAACTACACTATACATGATGAAGTAGGAATGCGCCATTATTATAAGGAGTGGGGAAAATGGATGGGGACAGATCCAGCCAAAGCAGCTTAACATGAAAGAGTTTGTATTAGTCATAAGTATGTGGGGCCATACTGGAGAAGAGTGGCAATACATAGGGAATCAAATGGTACTTGACCAAGTGATGACAGAAACACAATGTGAATTTATGGTAGCAGAGGACCGATGGGAAACATTTTACACTAATGAATATTATAAAATGTTACCACAGTGTTTCCCAAAAGACTGCCAGGGAAAGGATAGCTGTGACTGATGAAAATAAAAAACCAGTATCTCTAAATGTAGGTGAGAATAGTTTTGAACTTGTGTTACGAATACTGGGAAACGAATTCATAGCAATACGAATAGGCTCGACAAACTTTAGCGGTAAGCTAATAGCGGGTGGTGTGTTACTCCTTTTCTTTACCTTTATGCTTATGGAGGTATTCGGACTGTCAAGAATCATGGGGGTCGAATGATGCCTAAAGTTAGCGATAGTACAGAAGTAGCACTCCCCCTAAGAAACATGATTAGTCTCATAGCAGCGGCCAGTATCGCTACATGGGCATACTTCGGAATTATAGAACGTCTTAATAAAATAGAAACCAATGTAACCATGATGGGTGCAGACTTAGGACAAAATACAGAGTTCCGTATAAAATGGCCTAGAGGCGAAATGGGCAGCTTACCTGCAGACAGTGAACAGTATATGTTGATAGAACATATTACAGGTGAACTAGAGAAATTACAAAAGCAGATAGAAGAGGGCAAAGCTCCTTACGATCAACAACAAAAACTAACCTTGGATTTCTATGAAAAGCGAATAACTAATCTAGAATCACACATCGAAACTATGAGACATAATGGAGTCAAGTAATGGTAGAGACTCTTTTTGTTTTATTCTTAACACTCGGTGGCGAAGCTAAAGAATGGACACCACACTTTAAGTTATCAGAATGTCTTGCTGTAAAACGTAAGATCGATAGAAACGTAGGATCAGGACATTTGTATAGCTGTAAGAAACAAACCGTAGAGCTAGAACAAGAAGGTGATAAATACATTATTGTGGATTTTATAAATGAATAGCCCATGTGTTAGTGTTTGCAGATTAGATGCTATGGGAAAGTATTGTGTTGGATGTGGTCGTACCATAGATCAAATAAGGAATCACTATCTGGATGGATTAAAAAATGATACATATTCCATATCAGAAACCAAAACGAAAACGAAGACCCAAGGAATACAAAAGCCCTATAGTATGGCTTAACAGTATTCGTGTTAGTATAAACAAACTCTTAAGAGTAGAGGAGAAAGAGAAATGAGTGTAGATATATTAGGTGCTATTAAACTACACGCAGAGGGACACATTGCTAAACACAGAGCAAATGTAGATATATATCTAGAAAACCCTGTGGGTATAGGAGAACATAGCGATATCTTACAAGCTGTTGAGGACGAGCTAGTGGCGATAGCAGCTTGGGATGAAAAGCTTGAGATTATTAATAAATATTTTTAAAGACATATGTTGTAATAACCCAGGAGTGGTAAATGTCTAGATTTGTACAAGAAACACATAAACAGAAAGAGGCTAAAAAACCTCAACCAAAGTTACCTAAGGCGGGTTCTTATGACTTAAAGGCTTTAGAGAATGCCAAGCCTATATACTCACCAGAGGGAGGTAAACGATAATGACCCCCGATGGTTACAAAGAAGTTGTTAGTGATGAACAACTGATCAACATGGTAGAGACTGGTGTTCAGAACTCTACGGGTGATTGGCTTAATTCATCTGAACTAGCACGAGAAAGGCTTAAGGCTACGTATGAATATGCTGGTGTCGCTGACTACCATCTATCTCCACAAGGAGTAAGCACGATTGTAGATACGTCTACTACAGAAGTAGTCGAAGCGTACACAGCAGTTCTATCAGATTTGTTTCTTACAAATAAAAGACTAGCTAGGTTTATGCCCTGGGATAGTTCTCCTGCAGCAATCCAAGCTGCTAAGGATGCATCCGATCTAACTAATTATTGTATATTTAAAAAGAATGATGGATGGGAACTTATCCAACAATGGATGAAAGCAGCATTACTATGGAAGAACGCAACGTGTCGTTGGGCTTATGTTGAAGATTACGATTACGTATTCGAAGAATACGAGCGCATTAGTCAGCCAAACCTGGATGAGCTTTTAGCAGACGATAATGTAGAAATCGTTGGTAATCTAGAATACGAAAACCAATCAGAAGAGTTTTCTCAAGAAGTACAACTCATGTACATTGATGTTCGTATACGTAAACGGATAGATAAGTCTCGTGTTAAGATTGAATTAATCCCACCAGAAAACTTTCGTATTTCTAGAGATGCTACATGTATCGACAGTGCTACCTTTGTAGGTATGCAAACTGAGATGACACGTTCAGAGATCCGTAAGTATTATCCCGATATGGCTGATAATATTGATGAGTGGGATGAACTAGGTGATGACTCTTGGGTAGGCAATACAAAGTACTCTCAAGATATTGCTGCACGTAAACAGATTACAGGACAGGAATACTATCAAGGATCTATGCAACAAGACATACTTCCACTTGAGGCTAACCGTGAGGTTGTGGTCACAGAATGCTGGATGCGTGTTGATCGTGATGGTGATGGTATTGCTGAACTAAAACACTTTATTATAGCAGGATCTCATATTCTTCACGAAGAAGATTGTGATGAAATCCCTATGGCTTCAATTGTCCCTATAGATATTCCATTTGAATTTTATGGATTGTCTATGGCAGACTTCACACGTAGTTCTACATTAGCATCGACAGCTATACTACGTGGCTTTGTAGAGAACACTTACCTCACTAACTATTCGCCTAAACTGGCTGATCCTAATGTGGTAGACTTCTCTGCATTGCAAAACATGAAGCCTAAACAGATTATACCAACTAATGGAAACCCCACTGGTGCAGTAGCGCAGTTACCACCAGAAACAATTTCCACTGGTACAGTTCCACTTCTTGAACATCTTCAGCTTATTAAAGAACAAGCCACAGGTATGTCCAAGGCTGCTCAAGGTCTTAACGATACGCTATATGTGTCTGGAAACTCTGAACAGAAACTATCAGCTGTCCAATCAGCAGCACAGAAACGTATTCAACACATTGCTCGTAGGTTTGCAGAAACAGGCTTTAAACGCCTATTAGCTGGTGTTTATTCTACAATGCGTAGGAATACTAAGGGAACTGTTAATTACAACATGGACGGTGTGTATAAGACTATTGATATGTCAACATTACCATCGACTATGGATTTAGAAGTACTTCTTGATATTGGTGAAAATTCTAATTCTTCTTTAATTCAAAAGTATAGCCGCATTGGTGCAGAGATACTTCCTGGCCTTGCACAACAAGGTTCAGGTATAGTTGTTAAACCAGAAGCTCCTGCAGTCTTAGCTACGAAACTAATTGAAGCTATGGATATCGATAGTAATGATTTCTTAGTAGATTATAATACTGATGAGTTTAAAGAAAAAGCAACACAAGCAATGCAACAACAGCAGCAACAGGCACAAGCAGATCAAGCATTACAAAAACGTAAGGTTGAAGCTGAAGCTGCATTATCCGAAGCAAACGTTGTTTATACTGGTGCTCAAACTAAGAACACTATGGATGATAATGCTAAACAACTTGCAGTATCAATTGATAAACACTTTCAAGAATGGGCAGATTTACAAATTAAAGCAACGAAAGAGGGTGCTGAGTTACCAGAACATCCTGGGTATGACCAGATTATTATGTTAGCTAGGCAAATCCTAAGCCCACCTCAACAACAGCCACAACCACAGATGGGACCACAGGGACCTCAGGAGATGAAATAAATGGCACATTCGACTATTAGTAAACTTGGTGTAGGAGGAACTCAGGCAGGAACTGCAGTAACAAGTACCTCAGGTAATAAAACAGTTGTATTTACAAATGAAACAGATTCTGTAATTACACTTGATCTTAAATGCGCTGGCTCAATTAATGCGTCTGATAAAGGCATTAAGGTTCCAGCAAAAGAATTTCTTAATTACACACATGTTGGTGGACACGGTGCTTGTGTAATGGAAAATGTTAAAACAGCACACGGTACAGCTGCTCAAACTGATGAGCGTATCTATATCCACCATCGTGTGTAAGTAATGGATAAGTATCGTAAGACAGCTGAGAAGAAGTTGGGAAACGAGAAATCATATGGTAATCATAAAATTCATCCCGAAGAACTAGCAAGGCAAGCTCATGTTAAAGGACATTTTGCTGCTAAGGAACGGGATGAGTTCTTTGATGAAGTATATGGTGAAGTCTTAATTGATTTCTTCATAGAGTGGTTAAAGACAGATCCACATGAAACTAAATCTCGTGAGTTTCTCTACTCTTCTGCTATGGCACTTGGTAGTGTCAAAGAGAAAATGATGAGCTTTGAGATGTACGGAAAGAATATTCCGCATTTACAGGAGGACAACAATGAGAGCAATTGATATTGATGCTCTATTAACAAATTACTATGAAATGATCAACACATTAGAATATGATTCTATGCGTAGCGCAGGTAAGGCAAAACTTAATGCTGATAAACTTGTAAGTCTATATGAACTTGTTGAACGTTATGAAGTATTAAAAAATTCTAAAAAAGCAACTCCAAAGAAGGAGGTAGCAAATGGATAAGAATACCGAAGCACCCCCAGACTCTACCCAAACGGATGATTCTGTAGCAGAGGTTAATAGTCAAACTGAAGAGGCTTTGCTGGCTGACATTGTACGAAACTCCGATTTCGTAGATACTCTACCCGAAGAGCAAGTACCTGAGTTAGACACGGACGAATCTGATGAAGAAGACCCAAATACATCAGAGGAAGACGATAGCGAAGATGAAGAAGAAGAGATCGAAGAAACTGAAGAAGATACAGATGAAGAAGATGCCGATGAAGAATCCGCTACCGATGAATCTACTGTGTACTCTACAGATGATTTAGATCTAGAAGCTAAGGTTTCTGTCAAAATTGACGGGGAACAAACTGAAGTTTCTTTTGGTGATCTTATAAAAGGTTACTCTACTGAACAACATCTTTCTAAAAAGGGTCGTGAACTCGGTGACGCAAGAAAACAGATAGAAGCAGAATATCAAAACAAGGCAGCGGAAATCCAAAACCTTTCAAAAGCATCTGCTACTATACTATACTCAAACGAACAGGCTCTTTCTAAAGAGTATCATAAAATCGAAAGCCAAATTGAAAAGGCTCGTGAAGAAGGTGATACTTATGAAGTCGGTGAACTTAAAGATAAAAGAGAACAAGCACAAAAGAAATACTGGGATGCTCGTAATAAACGAGAGGAACTAGTAGAAACTCTTCAAAAAGCAGAACAACAAGAAGCACAGAAACAATGGAAGGCACAGATTGATTATTTCAATCAAGCAATCCCTGACATTATTCCAGACTTCGATGAAAAGACTGCTACAGCAATTCGTGAATTTGCTATTGAAGAAGGTATTGCTCCAGAGGTTCTGGACACAATTGCCGATCCTGTGATTGTTAAATTTGTCGATGATTATCGTAGACTAAAACAAGGTATCACTAAAGGTACTGCTAAAAGAAAGAATACACCTGCCAAGAAAGCTCCGCTTAAGAAAGCTAAGACTGCAACTAAAAAGAAACAAGATGCAGCTTCTGCTTTACGGGCCAGGGCTATGGATCCTAACTCTTCTAACGAAGATCAAATGGATTTCTTAAGAGGACTTGCTCAACGCTCTTTAAATCTTTAATACCTTGGAGGTATAATTAAATGGCTAATACACTCGGTGTTCGCGGAACTGGTGGCCCTCAGGGACCAGCCCGTGGAACTGGTAAAGATGTTTCCCAACGGGAAGATCTAGCAAACTTTATCACGATGATTACTCGTGATGAAACTCCTTTTATGTCATCTATTGGCAAAACTAAAGCAACTGCAATTTATCACGAATGGCAGACTGACCAACTAGAAGCCCCAGGCAATTCTCGTATCGGTGAAGGTACAGACTGGATTGCTCCTGATACAACGGGTTCTGGTGGTACTGGTGCGACTCCAGCAACTGGCGCTAAGTTCGCTATTTCTGGACCTTATCGTACCCGCTTGGGTAACTACACTCAGATTAATGGTAAGACCATTGCTGTGTCTGGTACTCGCAGAGCAGTCGATCAAGCTGGTGTTGCAGACGAATATGCGTATCAATTGAAAAAGCGTGGAACTGAGCTTCGGCGTGATGTTGAATTTGATATGATCCATTCGTATAATGTTTCTAACGCTACTGGCGTTCAGAATGCTAACTCTCGTGCAGCTGGTGGATATCAGTCGTTCATTAACTCAGCATCTACTTGTAACTTTGTAGGTCAGTTCGA